TTATTGCGGTTCGGTTGGTATCGTAATAGTAAAGGGCGGCGGCGCCAGGAAGTCAAGTACCGTACTCACCTCATTGCTCTTCTCGCTCTCATTACCGCTTTCATCGTAAGCCGTAGCGACAAAGTAATAAGTAGTCTCATCCTCATCCGGAGCCGTAATAGAGTTTTCAGAAGTATAAGTAGTCTGCCCTTCCACATAGGGAACGTCTACAACAAGATCGGGGCTATCTGCACCGAGAGCCTGTCCGTCAGCAGTCAGGCTGGCGTAAATCCGGAATCCCGCTAGATCCGCTGGAGGGCTGGGATAATCCCACTGGAGGGCCACCGGTTCGCTTCCGGCGAAAGCGGTAGGCGCGAATATGCAAAACAGGATGGCAAAAATACTTAAAATACCTACGAATTTTTTCATTGGTAATACTCCTTCTTCTGAGTTTCGAGTGCTCATCGCACTCCTGTAAAAGATCTAAATCACGTTCTATTCGTTTGCGAAGCCCACTACCGCAATCATCACCTCCTTTCAATTGCAAATAAGCGTGAATCGCCAGTAGGTCTTCTTTTAATTCTAGTATACGCACTGTGCCCCTCTAAAATAGTATACCTAGCAGGGGAGTTTTTTACAATAACTTATCGCCAGTACTTTTTAATCCAAGGGAATTCTTTACAGATCTGCCGCTGGGACGGGTCGTAAACCCCATTGAAGAAAACCACCCGAGTGTTACTTGGCAAAGGCCTCGCTCCTTTTCGAAACTTCCTGAACAAATAAATCCCTTCGTCCCCCGGCTCCCAAACCGGCTCGTCTTTGAGGACATGACTGATATAGGCCTGGTCTGTGCCTACAAACTTAGTTTTCCTACGAGTTCGAGGAGAACGCACCCGTTCCAATTCTTTGGCCTTCATCGGATCAAAATCATCCCAAACCTCTTTCCGCGCTCCAGCCCTGAGCATGAATAGCGTACCGGAATAGAATGTTCTGGGATTGGTACCTTTGAGCGCCTTGAAATCCGGGCGCTGATCGAATAAATCTGAAATGTCTCTGAGTATAACACAGTCCAGATCGATAGAGACAATATAATCCCCAATTTGATCCTTCATTTCCTCCGAGAAGATCTTGAGTCTCCGGTAACACCCTCCCATATCCGCATAGTCATCCCACAGAGGAATGCAGTTTACCGAGTCCTCGACACCCTCCGGGTCATCAGTAATACAATGGAATTGGTAGGGTATGCTAAGATTTCTACTCAACATATGCCCAAGCCGATTCACATGCGTACTTGTAAACAAGAGCTTTTTCTTAGGGTGAAGACCAGCATCCCACTTCCAGCAGACTATATTGATCATACGACCCTCTCGTACGGCGTTTGCAAGGTCATGATTCCTCTGCCCGTCTGCTTCTTCATAGCCTTGATTTCAGCTTTTTTCCTATTATTCTCATCACCCTTCAAAATCATACGGTCGCGGGGCACACTGGAATCAGGAATGATCTCCCTGGGATAACGGACCAACGGAACCTCCAACCGGATCCTTTGGCCCCCTGTAAGTTTCAACAGCCGATTGACTTTCTTATTATAACTAGGAGAGGGCCAGTCCGCCGTTCCGTAGGTCCCAGCGAAGTCCTCATCATAACCTCCTATTCGCCAATACATCTTTCTGGTCATAAAATAAGAATCGTTGTGTGGTTTGTACGGGGTTTTATCAGGCGCGTCTACCCTCTCGAACTGATAGATATTGTTCGGATCAAACTCACCTCGCAACAATGTCGTATAAGTTTCCAGTGGAACCAAGTGGTCCATATCTGAAACCATCAGCCATCCGTCATCAGCATGATACGCCCCTACGTTCCTAGCCATCCGCCAATTCCAATCAATGTGCTCCTTAATGCGGTAGACCCTGTGCTTGACCATACACGGGGCGCTTTTGAATACTTCTGCCGCCGGAGTTTCGTTCGAGCAATCGTCTGTGACTATCACTTCGAGTTGGGAACCGAAAGGATAGGCGTTCCAAGTATCGATATGCTCTCGTAGCATCCCAGGATTGTTCCAATACGAATACACAAATGTGAAAGAGTTCATTATTTTACCCCCGAGTAGAAAAACGTGAAGTCCTGTTCGTAGATCTCCCTGACTATCTTTTGCTCCTCCGGCCCATAGTATTCTTTCCAGGGCTTGCGCTCCGAACGAGCATTGATTCCTTTTTCAGGCAAAGGAATTTGCATCCCAGTGTACGAAGCAACCTGATGCCAAGTTTTATCCAATTGCTCCAACTTTAAAACTAGGGACGGCGCTATTCGCCACCGGCCCTTTTTATCGAGAAAACAAATGTAATAAAATTGAGGAATAAAATGGTAGTTGTACCTCTCAATAGGTTGATCTCTGAGGAAACGAACGAACTCCGGGAACTCCATACCGGAAGTTGGAAGCCCTGTGGGATCCTCCTCCTGCTTAGTAGGCGCGTATACTTTATCATACCATGCAGAAACCAATCGTGCGTAAGGATTACGAACCACTGCAATCGATCGATAACTACGGCGCTGCCAATAAAACATTGCGCCCATGTCTATATATGGAATCTCTCCTCGTTCATCCTGGCGCAAAGCATCCTTTCTAAGCACATCATTATCTGGATAGTACCCCCACCCCTTAGCAAAGGCGTTCTTCAAAGCAGTAGAAGCATTCTTAGGGATCGCCATGAAGATTGTACGGTGTTTGTGGGATAGCATATTATTCCGTTTGATATTCATCATCCGCGCATCATTGTAAAAATCACTCCTTTCACTCACCCACTTCTCTTCATTGTATTCTTTTAATTTAGCAACGATCCGCTTGGCCATCGTAACGCCTATTCGGATCTTTGTTTCTAACTCCTCAGTCTCCGGCGAGTCATCTAAGGTCTGTACAATTTTCCACATCTCCCTAAAATTTTCGCATATGGTATACCTACTGCCTCCCTGTAACAACTCCTCCAGAGAACAAGGTTCATGTTTATGAAGCGCCATACTCCTCTCCTTTCAGCTTTATTCCAGTAGCTGCCACCCACTCCCTGCCTATATCTTTCACCATCAAGGACTTATCAGGCCCAAATAACACCAGCTGTTGCTTGGTATTTATAAATTCCAAGAACACAGGATGCTTTCGCATCATAGGGCTTGGATCGTTCTTAGCGGGTGGTTTTCTCATTCTGCGGAGCATACCTTTCACATAGCTTTTCTCCATCAATGCCGGAGGAAAATGAGGCCGGTTGCGCGCCCTGACCCCAAGATCCAAGCCCTTGTACGAAAACCGACCGGTGACCGGAGTCGGTCCTTTATAAAAACCAATTAGTGATACCTTATCATGCGATTGCAGGTAGTCTATGCACAGATCCAAATCCAACGGCTGTAGTAACTCCCAATCATCTTCCCATTGCAAAACAAACTCTGTCTGGCACAAATTCCATACAGTACGAACAGCATGAAAGAACGAGGCCTGAGCAGGTTGATGGAAAAGCGCCGTCTCAAAGAAAAGAGATGCTTGGGCCATAACCTCCTCCCGAGTGGTACCATCCCCCTTCGGATCAATATTCATTATTAAACGAAGTTCGTGGGAGGTCTTCAAATTGCGCTTCAAAGATTCAAACACAACCTTATGGACATCGGGTCTGATACATGCTGTCATTGTTATATCAATCATTTTTTCCTACCACAAAACCAAAACACAGGATCGAACAAATCTTCGTGAACCCGGACAATGTTCTCTTTTTCCATGGACTCCGCTATATCAGCCAGTGTGATTTCGCACCACCATGCATCGCTAGTCCTGCCCTCGGGCCAGAAGTCGTGCGCCATTATAAAGTCACCTGATTTCAATATAGGTCCAAACGCCTGAACCTCCTTAATCTTATTACCATTGTCACAAAGCACTAAAGTAGGACCAGAGCGTTGTATCGCCACTTTAATAGACCGTTTGATCTCCCAAAGGTCGGTGCTAGAATAAACCTTGCCGCTTAATCCTACAATTAGTTTAACAACTGACCTGCTCACGTGCTTGATTTCATAAGTATAGAATTTTCCTTGTGTAATGTATTGGCAATACGCAAAGAAAGTAGAAAGGGAGCCCCGCCCCGTGCCCAATTCTATAATCTGGGTAAACTGATGATCCCGAAAGAACTCCACAAAGGCCGCGATCGTCCCACGCGCTTGCGCCATTCCTGTCCCGAATAAAATCTCCTTACTTGGTTTCATATTGCTCCTTTCGATAGCCTCGATAATATTCTACCAACCGCCCGAGGTCCAGCGCCTGTCGGCCTCGTTGGCATAATTCTGCGGCCAATACGGTTGCGGCAGGGCCTAAGAACAGTACATACAGACTATGCTTGGGCAATTCCATCATACGCTTAAGGAGTCTTTCTTTGTGAGAGTAAGCATCCCGTTCCGGCCCCCTAATTATTTGCAGACTCTTAGCGGAACCAAAGAAGCCCCCCTTCTCATAATTCCGATGAGAACCCCGCAACATAACTACGTCCCGGCCCGAGAGTACACTAGCCCATAGCTCCCAATACGCATCGTTCATGATAGGAGCCTGATCCCCCCGGCTAACGAAAGCTGAACCAAACGTAGTAAATAGGTCTGCATGCCGACGAAACCTACTCATCTGCCTCCTCCAAAACTTGTGAAGCTTCGGATCAACGCAAGCATTATGACGAGGTATCCCTACTATCAGATCTGGAATCTTGTTATTAAGGATCCGACGAAGATCGTAAGTTATCCCAGGAACAAGCATCTGGCAGTTCCTTTGGTGTTTCCCGTCCACTAATTTCAGTTCTCCATCTCCGAACCTGGCTAAACTTTTACCGTGGCGTAGAATTGATTCTACAGTGGTGAATTCGTCCATTATTTCCATGAGAGCGCCTTTTCAATACTTACTTTGGGAAACCCTCTGATCTCACTATCAGGGTTGGCGTTAAACACCTTAATACTCGGCCAGCGCCTGGGTAAAAACTTAGCAACCCGGGAAGTCCGACTGACGATACACGAATACATATCTTTTTCACTTTCCTTATAATGCTTCATCCAATTACGAGCCGAGCCAGCGCCCTTGCCATCGTAGCCTACCAATACCAACCTCGTTGCTCCCATAAGAATAGCCAAACTAATGGCGCATCCACCGGATGATCCATTATAACTAAGTACGGGCTTATGGAATATAGTGCCAGCCCCATACTTGTATTTTACATAAGTCAATCCAGGCTCGTATCTAACAGTAGGATTCTTCCCTTTTGCTACATCTAGGACACTACCACGATCGATGGTATATTTGGGACCTTGAAAGGACTCTACCGCTTTCTTATTCCACCAGTACCATTTTGCGTCTCCAAAAAACAGCACGTCAGTGCAAGGCAGATAAACCGCATTGTTTATTCCTAATACATTTTTATCCATAAGACGCTCTATCAGATTACTACACAGATCCTGGCCGACCACACTCGGGCCTCCTCCGAGCAAAAACACCGTAGATCCTGGCCATCTCCTTTCAATTATCATAATACAGACTCCAAGCTGACATACGGAATATACTCATTTAACGCAGAAACTTTTGAACAAGAGACTATCTCTACCTTGGGCATCGCTGCTATGGTCTTTACAAAAGCCCTTTTGAACTTATCATAGCGTTCGGGTTTAGTCGCATTTTTGCGCTTCTCATCATAACAATCGTGAAAATGCGTTTCTCCTCTGCGCTTGGCATCTTTGTCTAAGTCGCATCCCAAAAGATAAATAGGATTGAGTCCCATTATATTAGCGATTCGAATAGCCGTGACTCCTGCATTGTTCCAGGTAGGCACTCTATCATTCCACTTCTCGGGAGCAATAGGATGATTCTTCTCGCTGCCCATTGGGAACTGTAACGCGTTCTTTATAGTCACGCTCGTCAACTTGCTCGGATAGAACATGATAGTCTTTTGAAGAGATTTGAGATCTTGATTAAAGGTCCTCCAATATCCCCGATCTATAAAAATAAGGTAAGTCGGCTCAAACAACTTGAAAGCATGGTTGGAGCCGACTGTTATCTCTTGTTTCAGCTTCTCAACTATCTCCGGGGAAATGTCTCGAATAGACGGACCTCCGCCTATTACAAAACCTCGTTGTCCTCGGTGCTTCTTTTCATAGAGCCGCAGCTTGCGTCCTTGCACTAGACTATTCTCCTTAACCAAAATTGAGACTGAGCTGACTGGCTGAGAACCTAACCGATTCTCCTGAACTTACAGTGACGCCTCCGCTTGCCAAATTACCATAAAATAATAAGTTAGAGGACTGATTTAATATATAACCATGACCCACTAATCCCCAATTAGAAGCAGCGGCGGTAAACGTAATGGTAGAACTATTAGCCACCGCTGTCCCCGCACTAGAAGTAGTCCAATCGGTATGAGTTACCAAAGTAGTACCAGGAGTCCCAGTCGGATCAGTAATATTACCACCATCTGCTCCCGGATTAGTAGTAGACAGTCCGACTTGGATACTGGAAGATTGGGAGAAAGCTGAAATATTTAACAAATGATTGATTAAACCATTGCCCATATAGTTAGATATAATAGCACTCCCAGCCGTCAAACTCAACTCTCCCGCCTGTACTCTAACTGAGGTTCCTGAAGTAACAGTCTTTGAAGAACTAAACTCCCCATGAAACAGCATATTGGCTTCTGATTGAAGCGTTAAATCATCCATCACCGCATAATGGGTAATGGTACTCCAATCCTCCCCCGCGACTCCAAAATCAATCAGATTCTGATTCGTAGATGATTTGTTGGTGGAAGTAGTCCAATTGGCGCTCCCCACTCCAATTTGCTGCCTTTCATAACTCGCGCCATCGGGCTCGCCTGAAAAAGAAATAGCCCCCTCTCCGGCCCCTGCGGGATCGCTAGTGAATAAGGCTAAAAACAGATCGGTAGGCTGCGGGCACGCCGACCCTAGCATTACATGATTCAAAGCCAAGCTTTCCCAGTAATTAGTCAAACACCCCATGACTGCCTCCTTAAGTTATCTTAACCAATGTAAGGGTTCTTTCTTCCTGAGCCCAATTATAAGTCTTTTCTGTAACCATGAAATTATACAATCCACCGGTCTGATAAGGGACCAATAAAGCCAACGACTCGTTCCCCACTCCCGTGGTTTGTAGATTGAGGTAATCTCCCATCTCGTAATCGATCGCCCTCCATTGGAAGTTGGCTTCAAGTACCATTCGTTCTTGGCCATTAAATTCAGCCCAGAAGCCCAAAACCTCCGAGGCCATCCCTCTATCTTTTATCCAAGGCAACGATATCACCTCTTCTGAAGTTCCATAGGTCCCCACGCCTGAAGAATAGCTACGGCCTATAGCCTCTTGTAAAGCCTCTTCGCCCGACTTATTCCAGTGCATCTTATATCGGCCTTTATAAGAGGTAGTGAGTGATTCAATCGAAGTAAAACTCATTGTTACGTCTATTACCTCATCAGGTATAACAGTGGTCGCAGTTATCGCTTCATTGGAGGAAGCGTATAATATCGCCTCACTGGCAAATTGACCCGTCCAGGACGCTTGTACAAATAAAGGACCAAAAAACGATAGGTCGGCTGCTGTATTGAATTCCCCTTGCCAATCAGCAGCGGCTCCATGGACCGTACCAACCGCAGTAGTAAGAATACCGGTGGTACTGAACTCACCTTGCCAATCAGCTTGGGCCGCTATCTGTTGTGCCGAAGTTATATCAGCGATTGTCGAAAACTCCCCTTGCCAATCGGCAGAGGCAGGAGCATAAGTTCGCAGATGATAGTGATCTACACGCCAGACCTCTTCATCATGGCGCGTAATAATAGTACCAGAGGACTGATCGCTATCTTGCTGACCTACCCCCAACGCTACAGGAGCAGGAGCCCCCTCTGGTAGAGTTCCATACCCCCCTCTGGCAGTATCTACATAGACTTCCCACGCATCATTAACTTTATCATATTTGTATTGGAGACGAACCCAGGTATCAAGCGAGAAAGCTATGGGAGAGCTGAAAAGACCGGTTTGCCAAACAGCTCCGTCATAATACTCAAAATCTATTTCGTAGGTTCCGCCATTGTTGGTAATTCGAAAACCAGCTACTACAGCGTTGGTGTTATCAATGAGCGTACAAGTTCTAAAGCTCCTCCCAGAGGAGAGTCCAGAAACCAATTTGAAATGCTCGTGAATGAAAGAAGTAGGTGTCCCAGACTTTACCAACCGCCGGTAACGCTGCGACTCTGCCCCGGCATCTAATTGAACTTCGAGACAATACTGGCCGGATGGGGTGCTTACATTAACGATCGAGGTTGAGCCCGCCATTTTTAATCTCCTGGGAGCGGCAAGAACTTCATGTATTCTTTAGTCCCTACCCAATATAATATCGCGCGGCACTGCCTAAAGAAAAGCTCTTGTAGTGCCTTGAATGAGACTTCCTGATTTATAACTATATGAAAATTGTAGTTCCTACCAGCAAACTGGGTACCAGCCTCTCCAAAAGACCCACTATCATAATCCAAACCATAAAGGTTCGATAGCATATGAGCCCGAATCTGATCCGGCCTGGTATAACTATACCCAGTACAATCTGCGCTCACTCTCTTGCCTATTACCATATCAGCAGTGGAATTGCCTGACTGGGTAACTGTTCCTACCCTGTACAAAACCCCTCCCGGAAGCTGCGCCCACTCATCCTCATCCGCAGTGCCTACTTGCGTATTCGTTTTTGTTTTAGAGGGTTCATAAGCAACCTCTATCTCCAACCGCCGAATGAGAAAGTAACCTTCTGGATCGAAGCCAACGCCCCCGCCTATATAAAAAGAAAAACAAGAATTCGTGAAATAATGCCAGGTATGTTCCTGACCGCCGGCACACGGATACCAATGCTCCACGTGGTCAGGATCGGGGTAGTCATCTGGGTAATCCCCTTCGTAAAGATCTGGACTGCGGTCCAAGTAGGTAGTCGTATTGGGAGCGTTTATGTTGACCCCGTCGCAAGCCGATGAAAACAGAAAGAGCCCCGCAGAACCTCCAGAATACCCATGATGAAACCTGAGCTCGAATTGGCCCGAAGATTCCCAAAGCCCTCGCACTACTTCATATTCGAATGTAATCTTGAAATATTTTGGGGTTCCTTCTGGTTTACTAGCATTAGGGAAGCCCCATACAGGAAGTACTTGAGGATCGCCGCCGCACATACAATGCTCGCAATCATTCTGATATTGTTCTTCATCAGACAAAGCCGGATCATAGCATGAAGCGGAAAGTGTAGTCCGCGACAGAGTGTTTTCTTCCTCCTGGTGTTTATGGCCCTCTGGATCCTCAAGAAGCTCCAATACCTTTTGAACCTCCCCTAGATCGTACTTTGGCGTTAAAGTGGAGGGGTCTTGATTGGGGTCATTGGTAAAGCGAATATCGTCTTCAATTGAAGTATTAACCTGCTTGTAGATAGACGGAAGGGTATGAAATACGATGATACCCTTTCCTTCGTAGCCCGAATAGGCAGAATTCCAAGAACCGTCCGCGTTCTGACTCCCATCTCCGGCTCCGCAATATTTAGTGATATTGTTATCCTCATCGCCGTCCGCAATTTCCTTCTGCCGAATATCGTCTACATATACGTTCTCAATCCCAGACATCGGATGATCTGATAACAAATAAACATACTCGGTCTGTATTTCAGCAATGTTTGCCCCTTTATCGTGCTCCACTTCTATAGTCTCGTTGTAGCCTCGCGCAGTTACATTAAACGTATTTCCGTTCCGCGAAGACACCAATACAAGCTCGGAGTCGATTTGCGCTACAAAAGAACTCTGAGAGGGAAACCGAGAGCCATCTGTGATCTCAATATCTCCAACGAAATCTGCGGTTATGTCTTCAATTATGGTAGTTTTGCCGCCAGCATCGACCGCCAGACTGGGGACTCTTTCCGGAGAGCCGTAGATGGTATTGATAACCTTGCCTAAATCATCTGGATCCATACCTGGATAGTCGTCATAAGTAGCAATAGGCCAAGGGCTCCGTTTCTCCAACAAGGTGCTATAATCTACTATTTCCACTACGCAAGAATCCAATGTGATCTGCTTTAGACCAGCGCTGATTCCATAGTAGATCAATTTGTAGGATTCGGAGTCTTCGTGCGCCCAATAAATATAAGTAGCATGCCCTATAAATCGACCCATATCCGAAAAGCGATCATATCCAAAAACAGGCTTGGAATTATTGAGAGCCAGGGTATAAGAACCGTTGGACACTTGCATGGTGGAGGGGTCGAAACTGGGATTGCGACCAGACAAGTTCAATATCAGCCCTATCCATTCCTCCCCAAACCGGTAATGCGTCCTTTCAGAAATATACATACTCCCGAACTGGACATAAACCGTAGGATTCTTTAAGTGCCTTGGATAAGTCATTTACCTTGCCTCCACTCTTTGATCGTTTTGTGACTCAATAACTCCGTCCCGCAATGGTCACAAACCCAATATGTTTTATACCCATACCGATTCTCCCGGCCTTGGGGCGGTAGATTGAAGTGCCTCATAGTGCCCCTACAATCCCGGCACTTGGGGTAATAACGCGTGGGCCGAGGAGGTCGCGGAGGCAAAAACCGATAATTCTCATAGCCTCTGTTACGAGGAAGCTGTTCCAATAGATGTACCATAGATTCTCTATTGAACTGTTCATAAACGCAGCGGGGGCAGTACCACATGCTCCCATATCCATAGCGATTAAAAGGCCCTTTGGGTGGGAGGGCTCTGATACGAAGAGGTATATTACAATCTGGACATCTCGGCATCCTGACTATATCAGTTATAGACAAACCACTCATGCGCTTTTTTGCTCCTCTTTGAGCTTGGATACAATTTTTTTAACGCTTTCTGAATTGAACTGCTCATAAAGGCAATCTCCCCTCGTACAGTACCACATGCTCCCATATCCATAGCGATTATTCTTGCCTTTAGGCGGAAGATGTCTCAAACTTAAAGGCCCTCCGCAATCCGGACAGGGCAAAGGCTTTACGAACTCTTTTTCATCACTTAATTTGGGCTGGGTTTTCGAACTTATGAAAATAGGACGCTCTTTCTCCGCTAGGATCTCTTGATAAAGCTCGAAGGCTTTGGTTATGTTAGTAGTGATCCCACTTCGTACAAAAATCTTTTTAGCCCGGGCCAACGCAGCGACCCTATCACTGAACTCTTTTTTACTCAACCGCTTCATACTACTCATCCTCCCATACGCATTGCGGGTAAGCTGGGTAAAACCCCGGCCAATAAGTATTAACGCGCCCATTCATATTATCATCATCCCCATCCACTTCCCAGCAGCGCGTATCAAAGTCCCAGTCCCCTACAAAAATCCTTTCATTGTCATATCCATAAGTAGTCGGGTAAGGCGGGCATGCTATAGGCCTATCAGGATCAGTATCATTATAATAATAATACCCAGGATGCATACACGCTACACTAGGCTGGCAACTTGGGCAATACGGGGAGTTAAATCTCTCACCGGTAGGGATAGCATTCCCACAAAATGCGTCTCCGCACTGTGACATTCCGCCTAAATAACCATCGCACTTCGAGCGAGATACAAAGAAAAGAGGCCATTCCCCCATATAATCGCCGAAGCAGTCCCACATATCTGCGTAACACGCATAATAAGTTGAATTATAAATAGCCCACTTAGTACCAGGCTTTACTACGCATGGCCAATAAGGCATTCCTAAATCCTCAAGCCAATTATTTTCTACCCCTCCGCACAACCCATTGCTAGGCTCCCGCCTAGCGTTTAATTTTATCTCTACCGCATCGCACTGAGTAGTAGTACCTGCATTGAAAAGCCTTAAAGTAGCTACCCCTGTATCAGACTCTCCATAAGGTTCCTCCGGACAAGAATCGAATACTACTTCCACGCTACCAACTCCCTCATGTGCTCCATTAAAATAAACTTTGCTGGAATCGAAATTAGATTCTAATGTCCAATCATAATAAGATTCTGGACCATCTGTAGTAAAGGTTTGAGAAGTTTGCGTCCAATCACAACCATGATGATAATTAGGGTCGCTTAAAAAAACACTATTACACGCGCACGCAGTCATATGTAAGTCTGAGTAAAGTATAGTCCCTTCTCCCGGCCCTTGCTCACTCACAGTCAACGTCAATTCGTAAACCAGACGCCACCCTGTGCCGCTCCCATCTGAACTGCAATAAAGCCCTAACGCAAATTGAGCACCCACTTCTGCGTCCGAAGATATAGCCACAATAACATCAAGACATCCTATACATTGATAGTGATCAGTAGACCAAAGGAAATCAGCATCTCCCACTATCGAATCCAATTTGGTTATTAGCCAGCCATAATAAGTCACACCCTGTCCACCAGAACAAGGGCTGCCAAGAACGCTGTGTGCATACAGTGAATAATCGTAAGAGCCCCCAGCATTGACGTTCGTCGTAACAGGGGAAATACTAACTAAACAACAATCTAAAAACTCCTTACAGAATATTATCACGCTATCCACCCAATTACCATCGCAATATAAACTTAAATCATGAGACGTTTCTACAGTATGCTGTACCGGACAAAATTGTATTTGGGTACTATCAGACACAGAGTAACGATCACCGCTGTCACAAAGCGGGTAGCCTATAGCGGGCGTAGTAGTAACCCACCCGCCCCAAAACTCACTAATAACCCAATCGTAAGTCCGATCAGGACAAGCATTGTCTACATGAAAATCCACGTGCACAAGAGTCATGTCCATTACCATTGAACGGTAGATCTCCTCCGTTATCTCATGCGTATCACATCCAATTAATGCATCATCGCAATAACACGCAGTAATACTAATCTCATGAGTAGCCCTGACCGTATAATTATCTCTATTACACTTCAATTCTATCGTAGCAGAACCTTCTTCTGTCCCAGCCGTAAATTGAGCTCCATACCCATCAGTGTCCGTAATTATACCGCACCCGGTAGGCGCTCCATCCGCTATATCCCACCAAAAGTCATTGCTAGGGCAAGTTGGAAACTTCTGATTATCCGGCGGATCTCCATCCACGCCGTGTACTAAGGCATCTAATTGTACAGTGCCCTCCACCGGCACAGAACTAGGCCCAGATATTGCGTAAATACCAGAACAGCAATCCCGTACTGCTACTGGATAAACATCAATCTCATAGCCACCGCAAAGTAAACTTATTGTGCCCACCGTATAGTCAACGCCTTGAATAGTCTCGCTAGTACCCCCACTGATTTTCGTAGGACAATCGTCTTGAGGATCGAAATCAACATCTGGAAGAAATAAGGCTATTGCCCAAGAAAAATCTGTAGTAGGACAAGGACTCACGCCTCGGTTTTTTACACTGAACCCATCCGCATATCCGTCATTCCGCGCCACGTCCAATATCAAAGCCTCCCGATCCTCTCCATTTATTGTCATAAGCTCATCGGGATTGAAAAATGCATTATGCAAAGTAACGCCACTGTAATCGATATCTCCAGCGCACTCGCAAGAAGTACCAGATTCTACTACTATCTGAGCGGTAGACAAAGGCGAGGGACACTCTCCGCAAGTTACCTGTACTTCTACCATACCATCTACTGTTCCTGAATAAAAATACATTCCCGTGCCCTGAAGAGTAGAGTTCGTTCCCCCTGGAGTAGACTGATTACCATTGGCATCCTCGAGGTAGCAATCCGACCCAGCCGGGTAATTTGTAATTTGCCAAGTATAATGATGGTAGGTATCTACCCCGTCCTTATCGCAGTAGTAACCAGTGTCCGGCCAAAGTTCATTATATTTATTAGTGAGCTGGAGCACCCCAGTAACCTCAGTACCGACTGTAGCAGAAGAGGGATCTATTTCTTCTATACAAGTGCAACAGTCTATAACTTCTATGATTTGCGACGAAACTATATCGCCCTTACAATTCAAAGTTATTACTATATAACCATCCCCCTGTTCTCCTGCATTCAAAACAGCCGTATCGCCCGTCGCATCTCCATCGTAATTCGCATATTCTGCTGAATTCAAATCCCATGTATAATCATCGGTGCATGGAGAAGTAGAATGCTTTCCATCTATATATAAGTCAAGAACGTCTCCTACTTGCACTTGCATAGAACCTGGTACATCATCCGATTGAATAACTTCATTGCCAGTGCATACGCAGCCTAAAAGAATGATAACTATAGAATCGCACTCGCACCCCTCCCAAGCATCAGGATGCTCCGGATGCTTGCAATGTAAATAAACGGTATCCGAATCGCCTGTTATAGGAGCGGTATAAGTAACCGAAAGACCCCAAACACTATCTTCATTAGCTGTACTCAATCCCTCTGTTGTGTTCTCAATTGTGCCCAATTCGCACGTCCAATAAAAATAATCACCAGAACATGGAGCAACCGCATACCGTCCTTGCACAGTAAGCACTTGCGTGCCCTCTAATTCCATATCTAAATTATCGTAGCCTATAAATTCACTACCAGCATGGCAGATAGGCCCATCGCATCCGCACCCACAAGCACCGAATCGAATAGGAAGCGTGTCACAATTTGGAATAGGCCGGGACATTAAAATACCTCCCGAACGGACATAGTGAAAGTTTGGTAGTAAGGCAAGAGATCGCCACTAGGAGAGGTTCCTCCCGGGATTACATAGGGGAAGCTGGCCGGTCCCAAAAGCTCCACGTACCGAAGCGTTCCGTCATGATCATACATATAAAAAGGGAGCAATCCATCATCGGTATCTACTAAACACTGCTTAAATACATCCATTTTCGTAGAGCCCATAGTAAATTTATATTCATAGGCCCATTTGGATTCGCCTCGTTTCAGACCCCAACGATGCCCCGACCGTGTGTATCTAATATCTTGATTGGGCTCTCGAGTCGGAACAGGACCTGGGAAATCGGGGTGGACGTCAAAAACCTTCGTGCCCAGCGTCAACTCTGCTATATACGGATCTGACTTTGGAGTAAACGTCAACTGGTAAGACGTTGGGTATTCATCCCCATACATCAAAGGCGTGCTCCATGACGCAACAAACTCTGATGAGTCGGGAATGGAGGATGAATACAGTTGATGCCCCGACCCATCGCTAATCGTCACGGTTTCAGATGCCAGATTGTGACGGCTGATTGCAAAGAAATCTATAGGCACGCCGGTCCCAAAATTGGACAGAGCGATAGTCCAAGGCGCAGCACCGCCTTGCGTCCGCATCCAAAGATCATTCCGGTCCCCATCGTACAAACGAGACGCAGGATAGGCAGTACTTGGAGATCCGTAAGTAAATGAAATGGTAGCATCCCGAAGAATATTGTTGGTGACCAGCTTGATATTTTCCATGATTTACCCCAACATTGGCGCTTGGCCTAATCTTTGGAGACGTTGAATATCGAAAGCCAGCTTTCGCGCGTCTCCCGCATAATTATTGAGATTGATAGTACCGGCTCCCTGTCCGCTTGCTGCCGCCGCGCTCATAACATGTTGTAAGTTCTGAATGGAACCATCGATCCGCTGTAGGTACTGGTTCCCTTCTATCATCAACCGGCTATGATAGGCCAGCTTACTATCCAGAGACTTAATCCCAAGATTGGTTGTGCTCAGAAACTGTCCCAGATCGGGAGGCGTCATGTTCCACAAGTAAGCACTAAGTGTTTCAAACCCTTCTTGATTAGCAAGTCTGAGTTCTCGCAAGGACTCTATTATATTCCTCAAAAGACCGCCCTCGCCAGCAGAAGTAGGAACAGCGCCGCCCTCTGCAAAACGCAACGGCGCAACCGTCCCTCCCTTCGCATACCGAGGGATCACGTCTACAAAAGACTTAGTGGCTTTAGCTATGCCACCCTTCGCATACCGAGGGATCACGTCTACATAAGACTTTAAAGTACCAACGAAACCCCCTCTAGTAAATTTAGGAACCGCATCTATAGCAACCTTGCCTTTATTCAACGCCTCGAGGAACATTGTGCCATACTTTTGTACAGCCGATTTCTTAACAACGTACTCGCCCGGAGTTAGCCACGCCGGTATAGTATCAGTGCCTTTGGCCTTAGCCCCTAGATCGGCTGGGTGGGGGGCTTCGCCGCCCTCGGCGAAGGTAGAACCATAATATTGATTGCCTGTGAGAGGGTTGATGCCCTCAAATGCGTGGGAAGCACCTGAGTCCTCTGCTACTGTTTTTTGGTGGGCTATTACGTTGTAGTGCTTATCATGGATATCGAATTCCTCAATAGCCGCGAGTCGGTCCAATTCGAATTTTGCGCCGGAGTCTACTTCGAAATATTTGGGTTCGATTGTTGCATTTTGAAGATCTCTAATAGAACCACGCACTACCTCAATACTAGCTGCCATATCCCCCGCCATACGGGAGTAAGCATCCATCATATCTTGCGCATGTTTCAAAGCATCTTCCTTTTCGGCTACCCGCAACCGCGTGCGCTCCTTGATAGCCCGTTCTACGACATCACTGGCTTTGGCTACCTTTCTCTCGGCCTCTGCCTGGCTTAAGGCGGACTCTTCTCCCTTAGCAGCTGCTACGCCTAATTCCACAAATATATCCCTGGCTTCTCCGGCCATCTGCTTGGCCAAATCCTGATTCTCAATTACATCCGATTGTATTAAATGGTAGGCCTTAGACATCTTGTCTTGGGCCTCTTCGAGCTTATCCGCTTGAAGCTCGGTTTCAGTCATCCCCGCTCGACTGATCTTTTTGAGTGCGTCCTCCGCTGTTGAAGCATTGTCTTTAATACTCTCAGCGCCTTCCTTTCGAATCTCAGCTATATCCTCTTGCGCACTTTGTATCGCGTCTGCGTAGGCTTCTTCTTTAGTAATTGCATAATTATACGAGGACTGAAGAGAAGACAGCCAATCATTCAATACTTTTTCCTTATCGTCCAGCGTGCCTCTCTCAATTTCGTCTATAGCCGCTCTGGAATTGCGAACAATGCTTTCTCTTTCTGTAGCACTAATCCGCTCTAAACTTAATCGCGTTTGCAGCCTCTGTTTCTCAACAGCTATCCTTTTATCAGCTTCCTCACGAGCTATCGCAATGAGCTTATCTTTCCGCTCCCTTTCCTTCTCCAGCACGAGGTATCTGGTATTTAACTCTCTCCAAGCTGTATTTTGATGAATCTCAACAAGGCGCTCATTTATATCCGCAACGCTCTCAAGATAACCCTCCTCCGCATCTACCAATTTCCCAAAAGCGCGATCGTATACACGCTTCCACTCGCCCAAAGCCCTCTCCCGCATCTTAATACTTTTACGCAAAGGCTTTCGGCTCTCTAAGATCTCAATCTCCCAATCATACGCCTGATTTACAATTTCTCTACGCGCCGCGTAATGATCATCGATCTTCCGTTCCATCTCCTCATAATAACTATCTGCTTTGGCTTTGATCTGTTGGTGCTCCAATATCTTCTCTTGCACCATGCGATTCCTATAATCAGCCGCTGCCTTTACTGCTTCCTTATAATGATAGTTTTGCTCTTTTTCTAAATACTCCTGGTACGCCAAAACTTTTTCCTCAATAGAAGTAAGCTTGTCCTCAAAACCAAACTGGTCTATATTGGTCATAGCTTGGAGGTCTTCTTGTATCTGGGGAGACAACTTAGCGAACACCTTTTGATATTCTGATATCTGGTGATCAGCATCCTTCTTCATAGTTTCGAGTTCTTTGAGCAGCATTGCGCGAACCTTTGCAAAATCAGCTGGCTTAAGAAGCCCGCTGTACATATTATCGAACACCGCTGTCAAGTGTTCAGCTGACAAAACAATCTCTTTGTCCATAAGTCCCAAAACTCTATCACGTATCCGCTTTAGCTGGATTTCCCTTTGCTTCATTACTTCTTCATACTCAACCCCTGTGATGCCTCTCCACATCGCATGAAGAGGGGCTTGGGAGATCTTCTTGATAAACTCCCACAATGAGTCGTACCCTCCTGCAAACCGGTTTTTTATCAAAGCAGGATCAGCTGCTAATAGTTCTTCATTGATAGCCGTAAGCTTCTCTGCATCCTTTACCATAGCATCAGTAAGGCTTGTCTTTTCGTACTCCCTGGTAGCTGCGGCTAGTTCATCAAGATGATTCTTTAATGATTCAAGAGTAAGTCCCATATCCTCTTCGAGGAATTTAACAAAGTCTTCAGCTTGCTCATCTTCCCTCATGCGCCGAACTGTGTTAGTAAATTCTCTACGACCCTCTTCTGCTGCTTTTGCCAAAGCATCTGCCCACGACCGGGCTGCTATCGCATGGGATGCAAATTGTTCAGCAGCTTTTCCTGCCTTTTTTGCCGCCCTATCATATTGCGTCCCTACTCTTATAAGAAGAGTAATCATTGCACTGGCCGCGTAAGCCGCTTTTGCAAAAGGAGAAGTAAAAGCCATCGCCAATTTAGCAAACGTGAATCCTAATTTTCTGGCGATCTTCATCACCGTCATCATTACTTTGCCTACTCCTCCTATAGACAAAGCTACCATGGACCACTGAATTATGCCCGGTATAGTCTCTACCACTTTTTCTGCTGCTTGGGACAAACTGGTAAGCGACGATACTACAAATTTTATGGTATCAGTAAGACCAGCCTCTCCCAAAGCAATAGCCAAATTCTCAATATTTTGCCACATAATCTTTATTTTATTGGACAAGCCCTCAGCTTGGGTACCAGCGGCTTGAGCGGCAGACCCGAATTCATAAGTCAAGTCTATAGCACGCTGCAATGAGTTACCAGAAGCCACTGCTTCAATCAAAGCGGCCAGCGCGTTCGCTGCTCTTGTGCCAAAGAACGCAACCGCTTTGCCCATATCAACTGTATTCGTTTCGAAATCCCAAAGGATCGGTGCGAGGTTCTTGAGCGCCCCAATCCATCCTTGCGTTTTAGGATTGACTTTATCCAACTCAAGGCCTACTTCTGCCATTGCCGCTTTTAATTTCGTGGAAGGATTTACCATCTGAAGCATGACACGCCGGAGCCCCGTGCCCATAGTGCTCGCTTTGAGACCGTTATCAGCAAGCACCATCAAGGTTCCAGTAACCTCATTAAGATTTAGCCCAGCTTGGCGCCCAGCCGCGCCTACATAGTTGAAAGCAGTCTTGAGCTTGTCTATATTGACTTTGGCATTATTGATTGCATTGGTAAAAATATCAGCTACCTTAGAAGTCTGAGTGGCTTCTAAACCGAAAGCCCTGATAGCCGTGGTCGTAAGCTCCACCACATCTCCAAATTCAGATTGAGTCGCAGTGGCCAATTGGCTGATGCCCTTTAAAGCGAGCATAGACTCCGCCAAGTTAAAACCAGCCTGTCCAATAATCTGAATACCCTCCCCCAATTCAGTAGCTGAAAATATTGTTTCTCTAGCAGTCTTCTTGATCACATCTCCCATGACACGAACTTTATCTATGCCTATCTCTAAAATAGCCATCATTCCATGAAGAGCCTGATCGAAGTCTGCGACCGATTCTATAAATTGCTCAATGCCTTGAATAATAGCAGTCAGCGCTGCAGCGGCAAGAGTAAAAGCAGCAAACTGTTTGAATCGTTTGCCTATCATAGTAAACGCCCCGCCAAGGTAGCCTAACTCCTTTCTCATCTTCATAGCGCGGGAGGTAAACATGCCCATGCCCCTATAAGAAGGATCCAGTTCTTCCATGTACTCATCAACCGCTTCCTCGGCAATGTTGAAAGCATCTGCATTCTTCTTAAGTTGCTGGTTTAGTTTGAATATTTGCTTGTCAAGCTTGGCTACCTCTTTGCTTGATTTGCCAGTCTGGTTCTTTTGCACCTCAAGCATCTCTATTTGTGCTTTAATGGCATCTTGGCTTTTTCTGAAATTACTGGAAACACGGCCTATTGCTGAATTGTATCTGCCTACTTTAGCCGCATCCTCCCCAAAAATCCTTCCTAATTCTTCAAGCGCATCAGCATGCTCTAAAGATTTCCTCGTAGACTTTTCCCTAGCTTTCTGCCATTCCGATTGCGCCCGAACATCGCTGTCAGCAGCTTCTGTCAAATCAGAAAAGGACTCTATACTTCTTTGCATTACTTCATCAGCCCTAGCCCCTTCTTCCGACCACGCTTCTAACGCCTCCTGCTCGTTTTCTAATGCTGCAGTGAGCCTATCATAGCCCTCCTCACTTGCTTCCATATTGGCAAGCTGTTCTTTCATTGCTTTAGCTGATTCAATTCTCTTTCTCTTCTCCTCATCCACTGCATTTGCATGCTTCTTAATAGTGGAAACCAATCGCTCCTTAGAAAGAGTCTCATCCTTGTACCTGTCATTGAGCGCGTTCAACACAGGAACAAGATCCATTCCAGCCTTGGAAACACGCTTTCGTGCCCCAACAAGTTCTTTATCCGCATCCGCTGCGCCTATGGCGTAATCAGCATGAGCTGCAAAAGACTTAGCAATAACTGACTCCTCAGAAGCTGTATCACGGATCTGCTTTTCTAATTCAGCCAAGTCACTTTCCAATTCCTTTGTTGAAAGACCCGCCTTTTTAGTCGCTTCTATTGATTGAAGAACAGCATCCCTTTGCTCATGTAGCCCCGCGACCTGCCTATCGATACTACGCACAACTTGAACAGCCAGCCCCTTGAACATTTCTAAGGATGATTTCGCATCAGTATTGAACGCTTTCGCCATTGCGCGAACGGCAGCAACAACTCTATCATCCTGCGCTGCCATAGACTCAAGCTTACTCTCTAGCCCATCTATAGTTTTCTCCCCTTGGGCCATAGTATCATAGGTTTGCTCCATTGCCTTCTGGACTGTATACGTGGGCTCTTCCAAGCGCCGGATCTTCTCCGCAAGTTCTTCATATTCAGCCGTGCCCTCACCAAGTTTAGTCATATCATATTGGAGAGCTGAAACTTGCCCCCGGATTTTGGTGGTGGCATCTATAGCTGCTTTCTTATACGTATTGAAATTATCAATATACGCTCCAAACCGGTCTGCGAGGTGCTCAATAATAGCTACTTGCTCCTCAGTAAGATTGGAGGTCTTTTTGAGCTTTTTTTGAAATGCATCTATATCGTCCCGGGACTCAAGGAACGCCTTCCCGGTCATACCCAAAGCTTCAGCCGCCTCAACTGTCATATTCTTAAAGGGCAGAATGCCCTTTTTATTAACAAATTGAAACCCTTTTTGGGTAAGTTTAAGATTGCCTTCCAGTGTATGAATAACAGCGGATGCTGAGCGCACATCATCCGCCATCCCTTTAAACGCACCGCTTTCAAAACTATTTAATTTGCGCTGCAGTACCTTAACAGCCGGTCCTATTTGTTGGAGACGTTTGATGTACATCTCTGCTTGCTCGTCTGTTTTTCCGTAAACCTGGCCCAAATAACGAAGTGCGTTCAATTGATCTCTAGCTGCGTCGTTCCCTTCCGCAATCTGTTGTTCTAACCGTTGCTCCTCCTTTGTGAACTTCTTCATGGCCCCCAAATTTCTAAGGACCGCTTCAGTTTGCTCTTCACTCAACCCAATTTGTTTTGCTGTCTTTTTATTCAAACCCGCAACCCGGTCCCCAACCAATTGTAATCCACCGGACTGCTCAGCAAGCTTGATATCCTGCGCTGTGATCGCCTCAGCCCACTCCCGCGTGCCTTCTACTCCCTCTTTCTTAATAATTCGGGCTAGGCCTAATACAGCGTTGCCGTACTTAATCGCTTCCTTTTTGGCTTGGTTTATCTCTTGGGTAGTTTTGCCCGCTGCTTCCTTGAGTTCCTCAAAGAATTCAATCGTTACACCAGTGAACGCATCGGGATCCAGTCCTATAGAATCATCATCCGCCTTATCTGAGTCCTTCTTGTCAGTTTTAGCAGCCCTAGCAGCTTCTGTTTTTGTTTCTGCGATACGTTTCTTGGCATCTATGGCTCGTTCTTCGAACTCTTCGAGTTCGTCCATTCCTTGGCCCGTAAATTTGGCGATCTCTTTGAATACTGCTTCGAAAGCTCCTGTTATAAGACCAGAGATCGACTTAAAGCCCTCAAGCACTTCCGCCAAAGACTTATAAGCATCCTCAGACCCCTCCGCCCCTTCTCCTGCTTCCTTAACACGCGCAGTCACAGCTTCGAGGACCTCAGATACATCACTGCCTTGTCCCGCGAGGCCCTTCAATCCCCCCAATAGATCTTCCAAGACTGATTGAAACTTTTGAATAACCTCTCCCGAATCTTGGTACTCTTCCTTCTGTTCGGCGAGGATTTCAGCTTGCTTAGCAAAGGCCTCTATTTGCTGGCCTACACTTTCTACTATTTTGTCCGCCAATCCTTCATATGCAGACAGCCCCGCATTGGTTTCCTTTTCCATAACAGCGCTGAGAATGGAAACCGCCTCTTTTACCTGCTCGTGGCTGATGCCCATTTGGTCCATCTTAGCCACAAATTGATCGATGATTTCAGTGGTTTTCTCCAACCGCCGTGCCGCCTTGCTCATAGCCTCATTGAGCTGGTATTGTGGCTCCGTGGCAGCTGTAACCGAGCCTTCTATTTCTTTATAAGCATCCGAGCCCTTATCACCAATCTTCTCCAACTGAGACAACTGAAGAGATCGTATCTTAGCTTGCTCAGTTTCCGATTCTCTAACCGCTGCTAAATAAGTCCGCACATGTTCCGGAAGTTTGCCGTATTCATCCCCAAGCGCCTCAACCCGATCGATCTCCTTTTGTGAAACGCCCTCTTTCTTGAGCTTATCGATCTCATTGCCCCAACTCGAAGCTAATCGTTTATTCCTTTCATAAGACTCCCCGAGGATTCCCAACCGTTCTGCCATATCCTCGGTCATCTCTATAAATGGACGCATACCTTGCTCGGTAAGAACCTTCAGCTTACCAGTCAAAGCATCCACATTGCCTCGGAACGTCTCCAATACAATGCCTGCAACATCAGCCTTCTCAACGACCTCCTTCAAACCCTCAGCCCCGATATCTTCGGCAGCCTTGCCCATCTTCTCCAAGCCCTCTTTGACCAGGAGAATCCGAGTAATATATTCTTCCGCTACTTCATTAGTGGCACCAAATTGTTTGGCGAGATCTCGCATAGCGTCCAATTCTTCTTCAACGCCGCCTTGTCCCGTCGCTTTGCTAAGTTCGTTGAAACGCTCTATGAACGCACCAAATTTCTCATCAAGAATAGTCAGGTGCTGCGCCCAATCTTCATAAATATTGATAGCTAACCGGCCTTGCTCGTTAAGCGGCACCAATCCATCAGCTGTAGCAAGCACATTGCCCCGAAGCAGCTCGGCACGAATCCCTGCCATATCAAGACTCTTGGCCCACTCTTCAGTGCCTTCTACACCTTCGTCCTTGAACATCTTGGCAGTTTTGGTAATCTGATCGGCGAGATCCCGGGCTTGGTTCTCTATCTTTTCTTGAGCAGCTCCGGTTTCTTCCATCTCGTTCGCTAGGACTTTGAGCGCATCTTCATACAGGCCTAATTCATCTCGGCCTTCTGCACCAAGGCCTTCGCCTGTAATCTTACCCATCTCCTCTGCGATCGTTTTGGCGATCTTGCTCGTTTCCGAGCCCATATTTTCAAGATCATCTTGGAACTGCGCGAATTTATCGAGGTAGGATTTTTGGAATTGACTGAGACCTTCGGTTATATCTTGTACGCTTTTGGAGAAATCACCACCATACTCCTTGATCATCTCAAGTACGCTGGCAAGAACATTTTGGGCTTCTCCTGCTTTCTCGGCCTTGTCTGCAAAGTCCTCAGCGGCCTCACCTGCGCCCTCTAAATGATCCTTGGTTTTCTCAGTGATATCTTCGATGGCACTTGTAGTAGCCGAGACATTACTGGAAAGAGAAGAGGCCATTCCTTCCAATAACTTGGATGCGTCTTCTTCACCTAACTTCTTGGTGGCCTCAGCAAAAGCGCCTAACACTCCTTGAAGGTTCTTCAACCCTTCTAAGAGCCGCTTATCGACCATGCCTCGAATATTGAGAAGCAATCCTTTTTCTTTAGCCATGTCTAATCTCCCAAAGTACGCGCAGCTTCCTGTCTCCACTTCCTATGAGCCCCCATCATTTGATGGGTGATCCTGTCCTTTTCTTCCTTGCTCAAATGCTCATATTCAGATGGATCTCTAAACAACGGAACCTCCGGGCTTTCTTGGAATGAGGTGGTGGCCTTGGATTGAGTTGAGTGGCCCTCTTGTTTATCGGGATCTATCCCGTGCATACGACACTGGAACTTCCATTCCTCCAGCTTACTTTTCTGCGCGTATTCATATAGCGCATGAATTTGAAGGAGGGCCAAGCCTCCTTCTTTGAAGCTCTTTCGGTACACGTCTTCCAGCCGATAACTAGGATACTGGCGAAGTACTTCGGCTACGACCTCTTCGAAAACTACTGCTTCTTCTTGGTTCGCTTGCTGGGCGCTGCTTGCTTGGGCAGTTTCGGAAATAGCGCCCTGCCCCTTTCGAAGAGGTCCTTCAAGTTTTTTATTAGTCCTTCATAGTTGACCTCGAATATTACATTAACAATCTCTGAGAGTTGTTGATTGGTCAACTCTTCCATGCGAGGGGAATCCTCCTCATCGCATACATACCCCAAAATAATACCCAAGTTTGTATTAATGATAGCTTGGATATTTTTGACGGCGTCAACTTCGGACATCCCTCTGAGATCCGTGCCTACAATCTCATTGATAGAACCAGCAAGCTTCTCCGTCAATGAGAATTGGTCAGACACAGACAAAGGATAGACCTTGACACTTCGAAGGTGCCTGACTCCTACATCAATGGTCTTAATTTGGGGGTTTAATCGTTGATCAGACATTAGAATTCCTCCTTAATAGGGATTGGGTATTACTCAATTTTCAGTTTCGCGGATGCGAGTGTACTACAGTGAAGAAAGGCCGGGGCCGGAGCCCCGGCTTCAAAGGTTGACGGTTTAGCTCCAGTAGATACGGCCCAGAGGCATTTCGTCCCAGGTCGCATCTCCGCCGGACACGCCGGAGTCCGCACGTTTGGCTTCCAGCGTGATAGGTACGTTTGCATTGTCTTCCGCCGCCATGGAAATTTCCACTGAACTCGTAACGTTGGCGCGGGGAAAGATAATGTTCATAGAGTTCGTGCCGTTGGGGTACGTATAAACCGCTTCCACCCGAACATAGTCCGGCGCAGAAATCGTACCCAATGGGATATCATCGTCAGCAGTCCATCCTGCTTTCGTATGAGGCTCATACTCACCGGACGAAGCTTCAACATCAACGCCACGAGCGATAGCCAAGTTCCTTGCATGGATTTCCTTGAATTCGCACTCAAGAGCGCAAGACTCACGGAGTGGGATCGTCAAGTCCTCCAGCATTGGAAAGCCAGATTCCAGTTTCCAATACTCAACATTGGAAGTGAACCCCGTAGAGTTCAACGCACCAAGCGAGTCTTCGGTCGTGTCCAAAGCCTGGAGGGGATCGTCAATATGGGCAGCAGACGCACCCACCAAGATCTTGGCCAGACCGAGGGCAACGGTATGCGGGAATCTGGTAAGTGGACCAGTTCTTGAAATAGCCATAACCTTTTACCTCCTATGCAAAATAGTTAAAATCTCGTTCCTTACGGACTGCATCTGAGGGATATTAAGGCGAATCACCAGGGAAAAAGTTTATGGTGTTCGTTGCCTTGCACGATTTACGGAGACACTTCATACGAAGATTTCCGTGAATTTCCATTTCAACTATGTTAGCCTCTTGGCCGTCTCGTGTGTCTCTGCCGAACTTGAAAATAAACAAACCATTGGGCCTTCTTTTGAGGAGTTTCTTTCCACATTTCTCACAACAAATCCATATGCTATTCATTAGTATACCGCTCCCCACTTCAAATTTAAAGTCAAAGTTTTCATCTTTATACCATCGGGGAGGTTCATCGTCTCCGTCTCATGATCGTGATAGACTTTCAGCCCTCCTAACTGCGTCCAGTCCGCATCATAAAATTCTATACCTCCTTGAAGGCAATTGAATACAGTATCTCTAAGAGCAGCTAATTGGTCGCCCTCCCAGTCTCTTTTGGTAAATAGATGGACTAATAAATCCACAGAGCTAACTTGGTCTACTATCAAATCCTTCATCCGGACGCTAATCCACTGATTGATTGAACCATTCTCCGGAGGCAGATTCAAGCGATCGAAATACACTTGTATACTCTCGCCAGTGTAAAAGGTATCCCAAAAGAACTTTTTGACCGATCTCTTAAGATTCGCTTCCTTCAGAGTTTCGTCCATCAGACTCACCGCCAAATTTCTCTGCTAAAAATTTCAATGTAGGCTCGAAGCCTTCATGCAAATACTTCACAGCTTCCGACAAAAATTTATCCTGAGCCTCATAAGTGATCTCAGCTTTGTCCATCAGCGCCCGTAGCATAAGAATTTGTTCCAAAGAAAACTCCACGGTCACATAAATATCTCTGTGGGCAACATCTACAATTTTCATTAGGTCACGCTCTTCCACGCATTCTCGGTTTCATCAAAATAATGGGTAATATGATGGTCTATGCTTTCCACTGTGTCTCCAAAAGAATGCTCTATGGCCCCTCCGGATCTGCCAGCAGCTGTTTCTTCATAGTACTTAACACGAGTGCCGCCAATAGTTTTTTCTTTCAGCTTATCAAAAGAAGGCTGCTTCCCAAATTCCGACCTTCGGCCAGCGCCTACTCCGCTCAACTCAGCTTCATACTGAATCTCGCCTTCCCATCCCTCCGTTGAGGCCGAGGATAAATAATCATCCGGATCCGCAAACTCAGGAGCCTGGACCTCCTCTGGGAATTGATTTGCTGCCGCCCGCAAAGACCGCCCTATAGTATCATGAATATCTCGTGGGAAATGCTCCTTGGAGTACCTTTCAAAAGCTGGACCGAACCAAGGCCTGTAGGCCTCTAACATACCAGCGATGCCCCGCGTGCTGGTCATCGAGCCATAGGAAACCATACGCTTTAATTCAGGGTCGTACACTTGGTCCGGGGTATACTCTCCTTTGTGAATGCCTACAGTATACCCTCCGCGTCCCGAAGGCCAATAATCAATGCCCCTCAATAAAGCACCCGTTACACCAATGCCTACTTTATCTGTCTTAGCACCCAATTTGTACCGGCGCTTTAACCAATCCTTATTCAGGACTTTTTCCCGCCCACTAAAGAACTCTTGATCTATAAGAGACTTCCGAATAAAAGCAGCTAACCGGTTAGCTACTTTGCGTGTGAGCAAACCTCCTTGTTCTTGATCGTTCCAATACATGAAAGCGTTCTCTATGCCTTTCACACCACGCTTGGACTTCTTAGCCCAAGTAGTAAGATAGGCCACTTTCTCATATCCTTCAAAACTTATTGGACTTCCCATTACTCCCTCGTATCCTGGGAAACTCTGCAAATACTTACGTTATTCAATCTATCCGGCGCTATGCCCTTAATTTCCCAATTATTTGAACCAATGGTGAAACGATCTCCCACCCTTGGATTACAATCTCCTGATATATGAAGGTTAAACTGGTCAACAGAATATTTGCCATACTCCTCCGATTTCATCTCCGTGTAGTCTACCATCCCTGTTAACAATACCGGTTCGGAAGATTCCAATATAGGCCAAGTTACTGTCTCTACATAATCAGAGTCCCGGGAGGTAGACTTGCGCTTCAGATCACCACTATAATTGCATTTGTACAAAATGCCTTCTTTTGTCACAATAGAATTTTCAAACCGAGTGGGGTTGAGCACAACGAGGAGATGGTACGTGCTATCGTCTACAAATTGAATTATATCGCCGGGAACAGCAGTGGTATTGTACGGGAGGGTACAATCTAGCATGTATTGAGTCAGGAAAGGACTGTTGGCTTGGATCTTAACCTCATAGTCAAGGTGCTCTTGCACGGTATCGGATCCATCGTGCTTGATAACATTGACAAGAGTAGCCAGCTCATTAATGACTTCCGCAATATCTGGTCCGATACCCGTCATTGTCTATCCCATATTCGTGGCAGAGTCTGGTAATATCGTTCCCATACTGATCGTAAATAAATCCATTGTTTACATAAGTTCCAAATAATTTATCCACAGTAGACCCAAGCAAAATAGGCTCGGTGTTGAGCGCTTCTACGAATTCCTCATCCCATTGCTTGATCAGATTGGTATAGTTCTCATACCGTTGTTGTAAATAAATTTGCTTGTATCGAAATTTACTCGCAGCAACAGTACGAAGCAAATCAATGGCGTGGCGCTTACCGCGCTGAATCGCCCAAAATACCTTTTTATCGTTGGACAGCGGGTAGGACCATCCAAGTTCCATCATAGACTGGAGGGCTGCAAAATCCAGCCCTCCAGCATCTAATTCGGAAGCCAAGGAACTAAGCGCCTTTTCAAGCAAAAGCGCATGATCCCTAGCTGTTGAAATAGTGGACATTACAGACCCCTATTACTTCTTTCGTCGGCGACTCGGCTTGGGCTCTTCCGTTTCCGTGTCCAGCTCGCTCCCCTGATCGAGAGTCGTGGTATCTTTCGGGGGAGAAGTCGCTTTTTTGGGTTTGGGATCCGGCGAGAGCACAGTGATCGTAGGCTTGCCCCGATCTATCTCATCATAGATCTTGGGGTGAAATTCCTTCTCCGCATCACTGTGAACTCCCGGATTCATATACACGCCGCGTCCTAGTTTCAACCTTGCATTGACTCTAATTTCCATATCCATTCCTCCTTGGACTGAACTATGGCTTATTCAGCCACGGTCATGGTGTAAATAGCGTCCGGATGGTACAATACCGGAAGGCCCTTATTTTGGACTCGAGTCCAAATGCCTTCCGGATCCCATTCGTCCTTCGTATCGGCGTACATGCCCCAGTGGCGCTCGTTGCCAAACGGAGATTCCATGAATTCAGCGATCTTCTCGCCTTCCATAGTATCCGCGAACATGACGAACTTGGTATCCGGGACGAACTTTTTCCGCATCACTAACCGGTCCTGTGTAGCTACATAGGAACTGGATGTGGCGCTGGAAAGAGTAATGGTATTGGTAGAAAGCGCGATCGAACTAATCGTCACATCTTCCCACGTAAACGGTTCGCTCATGTCATAGATGCGGGCGCTCTCACCGGCCTCGAAATCCGTTGCGTCTTCAACTACCACTGTGGCAGAAGTAGAACAATCAGAAGTCAGCCAGCTGGAGACTTCGTGCATCTCATCATACACATAGAGCGTACCAGCTCCCAAAAGCGTGCCGATAACCCGGGCCGGATCTCTGAACATATCGCCTTCGCCGAACGCGCTCTTTTTGAGCAGGTTCTGAAGATCGTCATTGAACAAGAGAGCCCGAAGAATCTGCGTATTGCAGATGAAATAGTTCGGGTCGGTTCCGGTATTGTCCCGGAAGGTCACCTTGGCATCAAAAATATCCGCAATCGGCGTGGCTGAAGAACCCGCACCGGAAGAGGCACGATCCCAAAGGTCAGTAGTTGTAAGGGTTTCTTGGTGGACGCTCGGTAGGCCGTAATCAACGGTGAATTTCACGCCGCCAATAGCCTGATAGGTAAACGACCCATCGAAAAGCATCTTGGCCAGCATCCATTCTCGTCTGCGATCACAGCGAACCTTCAACCGATTCAATTTCCGAGCCAATTGCCGCTCGGCTGTGTAATAGGTTGCCTCAGTCAAAGGCGCTCGAAGGTTATTGAGCATAACTTCGTCGATGAAGGTTTTCTCCTTCCAGTAGGCTGCTCGCGCAGAACCTTCGGAGTAAATTCCCTCATCTCCCATCACTGGAGCCGGAGAACCGGGAGCGACAAACGGGGTCAGTCCCACAGTCCCCATCTCCAGGATCCATCTGATAGTGTCAGAAGCGTACTGCTGACTCGGGAACAGGTTTGTAAAAAACAAGTTCCTAGCAGATGGCAATTTCTCAATTACCTTATTGAGAACTTCCAACTGTAGTGGTTCAGGAACTCCTTTCATGTTTTTACCTCCTTAAAGTTGGTGTTCGATCTCCAACGATTACGTCAAAATGTAGAATTGACCATCTTCCGTAAGGCCGAGATCGGTTTCAGCTTGTGTATCGCAGTTCACCAAAGAATCCGAATAAAGGATAGCATTGGAGATCACCACCGAGCCAAGCGCACCGCCCTGATCTTCAAAACCGGTGTCGATAGTCTGATCCAAAATGAATTCCGCTTTGTTCTGTGCCTTGGCCAGTTCCTCACCCGAAGAATCGGTGGAGCTGCCGGCATCTTGGCGCAGAAAGATTCGGGCCTTATTGCCCGGAGTAAAATTACCAGACACCGAAGCCCCTACGGTTAGCGTAGCCTGATAATCGTAAGTGGTCCGATCGATGGCCGTGATATAACAACTCTCAGGAGAGTCGCTATTATCCTCGAGGATACATTCATCCCCGACCTTAAACATCCAAGACCTCTCAAGATCCACATACACCGTGGTCCCGCCATTGGGATCTGCCAACACTGGACAGCAGCCCGGGGTGTCTGCGTGATCGATCGAGGACGGGTCCGAAGTGACCGGCATATAAGGAATAAGAACGCCCTGCGCCTCATCCCCATTGGGATCGGCCTGGTTACGGATCTTAGCCATAACCTGCCCAGCTTCGAGAATGCCAAATCCGCCCCGAATCGTCTTGGGTAGGATCAAAGCAATATCTCGCTGAGAATAGAACAAGCGCTTCTCGGTATACCGAGTAGTGCCTGTTAGCGACTGCTGAGGAATGGCCCCAGACAGCCCTGCAGTAGTTTTATTCGGTCCAACTGGCATGATATACCTCCGTTAGTTAAATGTTTCTCGGATTAGCTCTGGTCTTTGTTATCGCCGGTGACGTAACCGACCATACGATCCGAAAGTTTCTCTGCCTTACTTTCCTTGTCGCCGGAGTTGCCCTCGCCAGTGCTCATACCTTGAACCGGCTGACCCTTGAAAGTATCAGCCAAGTCAGTTTCCCAGCTCTTGATCTCATTCTTAACGGCTTCCCTGAACTTTTCCTCATTCAGAGCGCCTTCCTCGACGAAATCATCGTGCCGGACCTGAGCTTTCACCCTCTTGTAAAGACGGGATGGGATATAGCTATCATTCAACGCCTCATCAAAAAGAGACGAGGCATGAGCAGCCAAATCCTTCTCGGTACGGATGGCTTCAGACTTCTCCAGTTTTGCGATGCGGTCTGCATTCGCCTTGTCGGACTCGGAAAGTTGCTCATTGGCTTCTTGCAAAACAGCCAATTTCCGATCCTTGTCGGCCAGCTCAGTCTGCACCGCAGCTTTGGCACCCTCTTCAAGCTGGGCGACCAACTCTGGATACTTCTCTCTGAGTTCATCAATTGTCATTTCCTTACCTCCTTGACCAGTGTTGTCATCTCCCTCAGATGATCCTTCATTCAATTCCACATTGGATTGTGATGCATTACTTTTATCATAATGCTTCAGAATTTCAAGGTCAAGCTCTTTCTCCTCGGTATCATTGAAAACCGAGACGCTGGTATGTTTATCAGCTCCGAAAGTACAGACTGAAGCTTCCCTTACTAAGCCTTTTCTGAAGATAGTAGCGGGGCCTTTCATCTTGAATCCGTTCACTTCCCCTTTTTCACCTTCGCCAATCTCTTCAATTACAGTGGGACGAACTGAAATGGAAGCCTCGTATGGAAATCCGTCTTTTGCATTCTGGTAGAATTCCTCCGCGTCTTTGTTAGTGAGAAGTTCAATGTCCTCCACTTCAATCGCGTTGTTCTCTACATTGGGCTTAATCTTGGAGAAGCCTATCTTGCGTTCTCCAAGATGCTCTTCCAAAATCGGGAAAGACCCTTTGTTGAATTCCATACCAGCTACATCGATAGCCAAGTCACCCCACATCCAATGCCCTTTAATAGGCTTGCCGCTATAAGCAACCATAGAGAATTTCTTTTTGTCATCCTCGGTCGCTTCTGAAAAAGTAAACTGCCCCGGCTCTTTAAAAAAAAGAGCATTCCTGGGGATCTTGCGCGTCTCCTTCATACGCCCCTCCGTGAATTTTGAGTTAGCAACCCTTATTGCTTTTCCTTCACAATCCTTGCCGCCTTCCTTCTTACACTTCCTCAAAACCTCATTAGCGATCTTCGCCCATTTCTTGGCTTGCTCTTTGGAGAGCCCCTTCTTATGCTTTTTCGCATCTTCAGCTTTCCAGGGCATTATTCAGACTCCGACTTGGGCGCTTTCTTTTCTTCACCCTTATTCTGCTCTTCGATCTCCTGCGCCTTTTCTTGATCAAGAGTCATCTTATCTTTGGGGTAGAGGTACTGCTCTAAAGCATGAAGCTTCCTTAAGCTTGGGTAATTATGAAAGCCCAAGCGCTCCGCTACCGCCTCCCTGGGAATTCCCAGAGTATCTACCAAGGAACCATGCTTAACCCCTAACATTGCCTTCGCGTGGGACTCAATGTCTTCTAATCTGGAAACCGGGAGCGATACGGATACCAATTTATAAGCTGGTTTTTGAACCTTCTTAATAACAGGTTTAAGACCATCTTCCCCTTCCGGATCGCCTTCATATCCAATTACGTCATCAACTCTACGATTTTCCTTGAAGTTAGTTGCAGCTGATTTCAATTTCAGAATCGGACGCCAAAAGTTGTATCTCAGAAAGGTCTTGAAGTACGACAATTCATCATTGATTCGATCGCCCTGCGGTCCTTGAGCAGCCTTAACTGAAGCGTAGGTACTCTTATAATCTCCTAGCATCATATCCTGGGGCTTGTTCAGGCCGGAGGAAACCATCTGCATAATATCGGTATCCTGATCGGAGATCGATGGTAAGCTAGGATTCTGAACCTCTAGCTTCATACCAGGAGGAAGTACTAAAGTGCCCCCAGGTTCCTTGGGCTGCAGAATACCGGTGGAACTTCGTTGGTCCTCTGTCAAAGCCAGCCAGGAACGGAACGCCCGAACGTCCTCCATTGTGATAACCCATAGATAGGCACCGCTCGATTTCTTGTGATCAATCTCGTATTTCTTCAACTCCTCATAATAGTTCAGCCATTCAATGGTAGTCCGAATATGAGAGACGTTTCGACGGGTTAGCATGCTGCGGTCCCACCGCACTATAAACCGATAGTACCCGCCAATCTTTTCCAACTTCTTATTATTGGACTTGCTTTTCTTGAGCTTGTCGGATTTATATGCTGAGTGTTGTTTGACTGCGTTTTCCAGTTCCGGAAAGTACGCAATGTTTATAGAGGGAACCAAAAGCTTTTCCGAACTCAACAACTTATCCGTCTTCTCAAATTGCACATTGTAAAACAACGGCAGGGTTTGTTTTACCGGATGGAAAATAATACCGGAGCCCTTGTCCGCTCCTACCAACGAATCCGGTGATATGAAATCGACTTCTACAAACCCATCGTTGTGAATCGTGAGCATCAAGAAGAGTTCCCCTTCTATCTCTGCCCTGCCCACGAACTTGGGAAAGTTCTCACACAAAGCATTCCTGGGATCTTCCATCGTCTCATCAATGGCTTCTTGTATATCCGGGACTTCTGAATAGAAACCAAACCCCCAACCAGCCATCCGGCCCATAATATCCCGGACGTGAGAACCGATCTGTGGATTCTTCTCGAACTTGTTCCAACATTGCTTGCGGAGGTTCCGGAGATCGTACTCCCCTTCATTGTAAGAGGTGGAAACAGGGAATCCATCGGAGTCGGTCTTTTTCACTGTTGCAGAAGCATGACTGAATAACGGGAATGAAAACTGAATCTGCCGGAGGGTATCATCCGGCAGCTTCATAAGACTATGCGCTACATCATCATTCCCCAAAGCAGCTAAAGGGTATTTAGTGCGAGGCATGGTTTACTCCGTATTTCCCGTGAAGGTTACGTTTGTTGGAGAAGAAGGTCCCAAAATCAGCGGAACCTTTCCTTTCCCGGAAATGCCCAACTCCAAGGTTCCGTCCTCCATATATACACCACCCCAATGAAAACACGGAGTCATCCTGAACTCCGTCCTTTTCGTCCTTCTCTGGGGTGCCATACCATTTCTTTTGGGAATCATAATCGAATATCTTCAGCTCCTCGTCCAATATGTCTTCGTTCTTGGAGCCGGGAACGCCTACTAAAGGTGCCTTAAATCGCCCCTCTGCAGAGACGACATAGAGTTCGGTGAAGCACTTTTTCTGCTTCTCATAACTTGGGAACGTCGCCTCGAATTCAATTTCAAGCTCCTCGCACCAGGGAGCGAGGTCCCAGCATCCCCATCGCTCGGCGCAGAGCGTATCGATTCCATCGAATTCCGCGTAGGCATCCCGAAGGACAGATTTGATGCCTTCGAGCGTCGATCCCTCGACGTGATCGAGCGCAAGGAGGAAGTAGATGTAGTTGGGTACATTCTTTTCATGATCGTAGATAACTCCTTTGTTCTTGCTGTCTCTCAGTCCCTTAGCGACTACTGTGACGATCGTCCGCGCCATTCCTTCGGCAGCCATCGGATCTGCGCGGTCAATCCCCGCAAGTATCGCCCAGTCCGTATTGTAGATTTTACTGAGCTTTACCAAATCCTCGTTTTCGGCCATCATAGGGATGCCGTTACGTTGGAGATGGTAAACCTCATCTACAGGAACCAGTCTTTTCTCTATTGTATTGATCTGTTCCAAGAAAGTCAATCTGTTTTTGTTTTTAGTACGCCGACTTCGCCTTTTTGCTTGTTTATTATAGGTTCCGGAACGCTGTCTTTCCTTATTTAAAAGCGTTTGCCTCTCTTCGCAGACCTCTCTTACCAATAGCGGATCGCACCCTATCTTCCCATCAATCCCTATATAGCGGAGCGAATCTACAATGGGTTCCGGGAACAGCTTGCCCGCAGCTGCATCCCATGTGTTCTTGAAGTACTGATTGTATTCTGGAGTTGGAAACCGGTAGGAGTACGACTTCAATTGCTCTTGGGTCATCAACGGATGCCAAAAATCAGTAAAGTGGGCCTCTGGGGAATTCCGATAATTGAAATACAGCGTTCTATCAGACCCTGCCAAGTGAGCTTTGTACAGCTGGTACAGAATGTGGTCCTTCTTAGACACGGTCGAGTCAATAACTCCCAATGCATTGGGAATGTTCCGCGTCGATCCGTCCAGCTGTACAAAGAACTTGGGATTCGTCATGTCAAAGATTTCTGAAAAAGAGTACCCGGTAATGTTGGACACAATACCAGAAAACGAGGAGATAGCGCGGATGGTAGAAATGATACCGTTGTCCTCCGCGCTTCTGAGATTGACTTGCTTCTCCTGAATATTCTTGTGCCCTATCACCTGGAGTAGCTCCGGGGAATTCCGGATTGTATCGGTTATAATATCATAGTGGACAAACTTTACCTGGTCGCGGGAGTTGGCCCCGAGAACGATCTGCTGGTTGGGGAAGCAAAAGAACTTCCACATCTGTATCAGACATACTAGAAAAGACTTGCCCTCGCCCCGCATCCAGCACAAAACGATAAGCCGGTGCTTGAACTTACCATTGCGCATCTCCAGGGCCTCATGCAGTATATCTTTCTCAGCTTGCCAGAACTCCGCCCAACTCCTCCCGGTGTCCGGATCCTTCTCCGTAGGCAGATCCCCCATCAACCGCCATTCTGAGTGGTGGGTCCCGGGAATGGGGATCTTAACGCGGACGTTTTCCTCCGCCCATAACGTCATGCCCTCGCCGCCGTTTTGGTACTGATCTAATTTGCCAAAGTCCATATCAGTGCTCCATCTATATTGTAGTAGAATCGCAGTTGTAGTAGTAGTAGGCAGATGGATTCGAATAGGGGTAGGCGCAAGTCCGCCACCGCATCCGCATCCTCACAACAGGCTGGGGCCGTTGAATAATCTTCATCTTTTTAACCTCACCCCAAACTGCATTGATCTCCTTCGCCTTCTCAGGATCTCCCCCGTGATCAGGGTGGTGGCGTGTGATTGCTTTCTTGTACGCCGCTTTGAGGATCCTTTTGAGTTCTTCCAAGGTCTGCACCGCCTCTGCGTAACCCATTCCAGAGCGAATAGGCGGCAGGGAAGCTGGATCGCACTCTAAAATACCACATACATCCATCATAGTATACTGCTTATTTTGCATTACTCCTCCCTGGTTGCAGCCCAATCCCATGCCCCCTTCTCTGTAAGTGAAGGGGGTCCCAGGTATCTACACCGGGGGCACCGCGCCCGGTATTCTGGATTTCCCAGATTCTTACGCGAGCGGCACTCCAATCTTTGCCCGCAGTGCGGACATAGTACCAATCTCTCCGAAGTCGAGTGGTCCTCCGACTTCCTTTCTTTCAATGTCTTCGGCTTCATACCGGACATACATCACCTCAATTATCAATGCATTGTTCGTGCGGGTCTGAAACTCATGCCATTCCCCTGGTTTGGTCTGGAACACCTGCCCGCGCCTTACCGTGGTAATCCCATCCTCCGTCTTTATGAACAGTTCACCTTCCAAGACATAAAACAAGTTGTACTTGGCCTGGTGCCGATGCCACGAACACCTTTGCATAGGCTCAAGCCGCAGAACTGAAACCTCACACAAATCGTTGCAAAAGATATTCTCCTTCTCACCCCATGTCTTGCGTGTTCTTTCCATAAGACTGCATCTCCTTTCCAATTTTTAAAACTTTGCACCTGTACCCTCTTTCATGTCCTTGCCTTTGGTCCGTTTGGGAGTCTGGGGTTTGCCCATCAACGCTTCCAGGTACTCTTCTTGTACTGTGGGTGGCTTGGGTATACACTTTTTGCCCCCTTTACGCCGCTGTGCAATCCGACCCCAGTGCCTGTCTATGGAATCGCAGGTTTTCCTGAACTCCCTATACACTGGGTGCACACGGCTGGAATCTTCAGGATCCCGGGACCATCCGTCCAACCGCAACATCTCCATCTTATGCCTCCAAAGATTATTATACAAAGGCACAAGGTTGAAACCGATAACCACAACCTTATCCCAATCTGGTCCTGAAACCTCCATAAGCTGCAATGCAGAAGTAATTACAGCTCGCAAATAGTACTTTTGCAAAAGACACCATTTCCATCTGATTCCTGAAATGGGCATAGCCTTCTTTTCACTATTGCGAGCGTAGGTGCAAGGACGTAAGGGACATTCTATCTCCCGGCATTCCTCTAGGTGATCCCAAAACACCAAGTTATACCCTTCAGGATCCCCTGTAGGCCACTTGCCTCTGTGAATGGTATCCCGTCCCATCTTGTCTATAAGCTGTGGGGGAAGCTTGAACTTTCGGAATGCTTTGGAATTAGTTGGCGATGTGAGTGTAACTCCCATACCCCTCCTCCTTTCAGTTGTAAACGGTTGGGCTGTACTTCTTGAAGAAGCTGCATCCCTTAAATTGTAGCTAAAACCCTCGGAAGAGTAAACCTACTTCCTTTTGTGGTTCGAGTCTGCAGAACAGTATGTACCTGGGAAGGTGTAAGACTCTACTAGGACTATGTACATACCTGTGGGGTCAATACTCTGTGTGCACAGAATTTTGCGGTGGGTACCCCTGGCCTAGAGTAAGAAGGCGGAAAAACTCTTTAGAGAAGGGGGGTCGGATTCTAAGGCTAAAACCTCCCGGACGGTACCGCCTCCCGGACGGGTAAAACCTAAAACCTAGTACTTAAGAAGGGAGAGAGAAAAATGAGTAAAGGTAAAAGCGAGAAGGTAGAGAAGGTAGCGAAGGTCGGAGCGGGTAACGAAGCTTTAATCGAAGAGGCTAAAAGCCTAGGAGTTAAGGTAGACGCCCTACTTAGGGCGGGATTACTCGAAGAGGCGCGCGAGAAAATCGAGAGGGAAAAGACTCTAGCGAAGGCTAAGGAAGCCGCCCTAATCGTCGGTCGGTCGGCGAATCGATTCGCCCTATTTTATCGAAAGATAGGGGAGTCGCTAAAGGCGGGGCGTCTCCCGTCGGGAGTAGAGGATCGCGAGTATACCTTCGGTATACTCGGGCTTTACCCGAAAGAGGGACGCGGGGGAGGAGTAAGTGACTGGGCTAATAAGGGCGCTTCTAAAGGAAACGCGCTATTCGCCGAAATCGTCCGGACCGGAAACGCCGAGGCCTTTCTAAAGGCCTACGATAAGGTCCGGACGGGCGAAGCGACCGAAGGGGTAAAAACCGGGATCGATTACCTAAAGGGATTCGCCCCCGAGATCCGTAAAGCCCTAGGATTCGCCCCCGAGAGTAAATAATAAACCTTAACCGGGAGGGGCGCTTCGCCCCTCCCCTACTACGAAGGAGGTCTGGAAAATGGAATTAGTAGAACTTTTTGAAAGGTACGAATTTCCTAAGGACGAATGCTTCGGATTAGCCGACGACGAATTGGAGAACTATTACCTTCGGACCGAACGGGAAAATACCGGTCTGAAGATAGTGGAGCTCGATTATCCTAACGTAACCTGGGCTTAGAACCTGAAAAGACCCCTCCCGTAGGGAGGGGTCATTTCCCCAGCCACCCAGGCCCACTTTTCTGTCCAGCTCACGGATATTTCTGGGAACAAATCGGTAGACTCACTTTTGTGGTTTGAGTGATGGCGGATACGCAAATCCTGAACTGTTCGCTGCAGTCCACTTTTCTGGTCTGAATAAAACAACTCTATTCCACTTTTCTGAACCCTGCTTGCCTCACTCACTAAAGTGGGTGCTGAGGAACACTTTTTCTTAGGAACACTTTCTTGAACTGGGTGTGCTGCAAGGTTGATGGCATGACGCAGAAGCCCTGAGCAATGGGTTCTGAAACTTGGTTGATGGCTGGCAAAATCAACACGCGCATACCCATAACGCAGGAACACCAATACACTTACCCACCTACATACCCCACCTTAGCCCCAGTGCTTTCCTAGTCTACACACTTTCCAGAGTACCACCACTCTTCAGCCTAATAGCAATTAGGTACTCATACATACACTCCCCTAATTTATTCCGTACCACTACGAATATTTCCCTTTATGGGGTACCCGGTGGTTAGGGTAAGCTAGGCGTTACCTATCGGCTCCTAGGGGAGCCGACTAGCGCACTTTAATCTAATTCAGAAAGGAGGTGAATATTCGGTTTTGAATAAATCTCTAACTCAAAAGGAGGAAAGAACAATGAGTAATGAATTTCGTAAAATTGTATCCCGTATACTGACGGAGGATCCATGGGATCCGAACGTGAACGATGCGGACCTAGAGGTATCAGCGATCGATGATAAATTTCGCCGGTTCAGTGTATATAACCCCCGGAAGCACTACCTCATATTACACACGGGTGACGACGTAATAGTGGGATGTGAGAACGGGAATAACGAAGCTTTCAAGCTCGACGTTCCACTGGACGGAATTTATCTCGACCGGGATATATTCATTCAGGCTGAGAAGACCATTGTGGAAGGTCGGCTCGTGATGTGTAAGCACTGCGAGGGTCCTTGTGACCTAGCGGAAACCGTATTAACCCGGTATCAGTCCGACACTGGAACTGAAAGATGTGGTAACTGTAGGTTTGTATACTGGGAGGACGGGGACGAGTACGCGGGATATCATTGTGGGTGTCCCTACGGAATCCGGTATGAAAAACCCGTAGCGAGTAACGACCACTGCGGGTTGTGGATGAAGATAGTAGGTTAGATCACTGGGGGAGGCCGGGAGGCCTCCCCTCTTCAAAGGAGGTGAATTTATGGAGGTCAACGGGACACTCACAGAAGTTCGATTCGGCCACGGCGACGGCGTGAAGCTGTGGGTCTGGGACCGGAAGATCATCGGTTGTAACGCAGCCAAAACTATAGATGGTAGTCGTTACTGCTTTTTGTGCGATTACCACTGCGAGGCTATGCTTGAAGATGTGACGAAAGTCGCTGAAGATCACAAGACCTGGATCAAGTCAGTTGGGATCCTGAAAGATTGGAGGTAGGATATGGAATTACCTACATTGAAGGCAACATTGATGAATCGGGATGGTTTGAGTTCAGAAGAAGTCGATGATATGATCGCCGACGCTCGTGAGGAGTTGATGGAGCGGATTGAAAATGGTGAATATTGCGATGATTTCTGTGAAGAGATGTTTGGACTTGAACCGGATTACATTATGGACCTGATATAAGAAAGGAGAGTCTGAAGAAATGAAAGAGAAAGATTTCAAATTTGAAGAAACAATCGAGCACGAAGGCACATCGGCTGAAGCGGCAATGCTCCATATCGCACAAAAACACCCGGAGAAGGCACTCAATATCCTATTCCATGTTCTGGACGGGGCGTTGGCTGGACTGCCTAGCGACCAGAAAGACTGGAGGAGCAATATTGAATATTCGCAGGTGCTCTTGATCCTGCGAAGTCTGGATGCAACCAGTAGGCTCATCGCTGAGTATATGACCGCTGATTAGGATAACCCTGAAGCCCTCCGGTTGAAAGACCGGAGGGCCATAAACAAAGGAGGTCTGAAGAAATGAAAGATACAGGATTGTTGTTGGAGCGGATGCGGGAACAAGATCTCGTGCACTTGCTCGAGGACAAGATCGAGATGCTGGGATTTACCCGAGAATGGGTTGCAAACCCAGCTGATCCCACGCAGGTCACACGCACCGAGGCCAAGGTATATATGCCGTACGGCATAGCCAACGACACAGGAGAGCCAGAGGAGATCCGGGTTACAATGACTCGGGATTGGGCCACAACGATTGCCATCGGATGCGACACTGGCAGGTGTGACCTCATATGGGTCCCGCAAGATGAAACATGGAGCGAGATATGGCATGTTGGCGGAGGGCAAGGGCTAGACATCTTGCACGCCATACTTACAGATGGTGATTTTCCTCCATTGGAAGATTAAACCAAAACCGGGATATGATGCCGGAAAAATCGTAGTGAGGCCAAGAAAACTCTTTATGGGGTACCCGGTGGTTAGGGTATAATATACCTAAATCGTTAGAAAACGACCGGCTCAAGGAGAAAGGAGGTGAGATAGTGAAGGGAGCCAACAACAAACTCAATCCAAACGGAAAGGAGAATGAGAAGATGGGAAAGAAAAAGATAGTCAGGAATGCAGGACAACACAAGGTTGAAGATCTCCGCGCCCAAGCAGCCGAAGCTGGTGTGGATATCTCCAAGCTGGTAGAGGCGGGATTGCTCGATGAGGCTGCGAACAAGATCGATCAGAGCGAAAAGCTCAAAGCAGCCGAAGCCAAGAAGACCGGCAAAGCCATTCCCAAAAACCGCTGGGAACGGTTGTGGACCAAGATCGATAGGGAGATCAAGGATCTCGGCGTTGAGGATTGCGAGATTCTGATGGCGATGAAATATCTCACCCTGAAAGAGGGTGAGGGCGGCGGTTCCAGCGATTGGGGCCACAAAGCGGGGCTGAAAGCTGCCCTGCTCGCATATAGGCACGCCCCTGAATGCCTGTCCAAGGCGCACAAAGCGAAGATCAAGGAGATGATCAAAGACGCTTAGTCATCGCTCCGACCAGCAAGCTGCGATCGGTTTGTTGGTCGGCTCGGTTGACTAACCGTGGACAATAATATGATAACAGGAACGCCCCCGCCTTTGAGGGGCGGAGCTGTGTCAACAGAAAGGAGGTGAATAGATGAAATACTTCAAAGTACAACTCAAAAAGGGCGGTGTGCTCGTTTCAACCGAGGATATCCGCAGTGGGGTTGTGAAGGTGAGGGGCTGTTACGATGATGTTGTTGGTCCCTTTGAAGAACTGCGTTTCTGCATAACCTGTGAATACGCACTACCGGAACACTCCAATCGTTGCGGCGGCTTGAAAGATGAGACGATTGAAGCCGAGGACATTGAGGACTTGTTTGTAAAAGCCAAAGGCGAGCCTGAATCCATCGCAGCACAGAGGAGGTCAGTATATGGTAGTACCGGAAGTGCGTAGCGATTGGTGCCCGGATTGCGGCGCAGGGAAAGACAAACTCCAAGCGTGGCGATCATGGGACGAGCATGGGAAAGCAACACGGATATGTACCGTTTGCTTGGGAAGGAAGATGGAGGAAATAAAAAATGATATATCTGCAAGGCACCGAGCAAGTGCAGAACGCATCTCATAGAATAAATGAGGCTTCTATGAGGATGAAGGAGACTGCGCACAGAATAGAGAGCGCCGCCGTGGGTATGGATGCAGCGCTGGATCGGTTCTTCTACAGGATGGATGAGCTGGTAAATACGCTCGTTCAAGAGATGAAATCGATCCAGGAAGCAAAGCATGAACGAGCGCAGGAATATTTCGATGATGGGACCTGTTGATCCTAGGACAACGATATGCCTGATCGCGCTCCTCTTGATTCCGGTAGCCGCCGAAGCTCCAGAATGGTATCGGATCAAGAAGAGTTCCATTCGCAAAGCGCAGCCCATTCTGGTCTCGAGCGTTGAGACTATATACCGTGGACCGGATGGGGAGATATTCAAATGATTACGTTCTGGCCCTTGAGGTGGTTAAATAAGCTTTTCCTCGCACGTTCCTGTTATGGAGGAAAGCGACACCCTTGGGCCGGATCGATCTTGAGAGGAGGTAAGCTGATATGTCAGGAGATTGCATATTGAACAGCCTGATACTAGGGGCGCTGTGTTGGGTTATAATACTTGCTCTGATATAAGGAGGTGAAAGAGGATGCGGTATATCATAGAGATCGACAGTCAAACATTGCCCCCTGAAGATAGCGACTTCCATAGGACAGATCTTGTTATAATGATGAGAGACGCCCTTCAGGATTTCCTACGAGTCAGGGAGCACCCCACGGAGTATGTCCGAACGAGATATGCTGACCACGACTACAGGTTTAGGGAAATGAAGCTGAGAGACGTGGAACGGCGAAACCGAGTGGCCAAATATCTACTCCGTCATGGTAAGGTTGACGTAGATATCCGGAAGCTCGTGCCGGATGATTTGGAAAGGAGAGAGCAATGATACAGAAACCGCAGTGGGAGATTGATCATGGCATAACAGCTGATCGATTTGAAGACCACCATGGTTATTATCTTCAAAAGGCGAAGCTGTTCGGCATAGGGTGGCCTCGTACTGAAGAGCGGTTTATGAACCGCACGAGGGAGCATTGGGCGGAGCTATATGACCAGGACGAGCATCTCAACAACGCTCGGTTAAGTGAGTTCGACCGGTACCACTTCTGGGATCTAGCAATCGCTCGACGGTTGCGAGTCCCTATCAGCAAAGCATGCTCAGTATGTATGAGAAAAGCAGTTATCAAAGAGGAGGTGCTAAAATGGCGAAGGAGATATCTGGAGAAAGGAGCGTGAGCTATGTGTAGAAAATTGATTAGACAACGGCCTGTTCGCGTCGCTAAACGCAATCAGCCGGTGTGGAAAACCATGGATAAGATCCTTCCCAATACCTACATGAGCCCGTATATCTGCGTGGAAGAAGAGAAGATGGCCCTGGGATCGCGGAGGCTATCAGGCTTCACGGCTGAGGGCGGCGGTTATATGGCGTACCGCGATAAAAAAAGATGTTACGGCCATAGGGGCACCTACCATAGGCGGTATTTCATTCCCAAAGGCGCGCGGTATTGCATTGGTACATGTCCGCAAAAAGGAGTGAAGGGGGCTGTACGAGCGGAGTTCCTAGTGAGAGGAGAGGAATTGGATGCCTTTGATATCCATAAAGCCAGGATCGAGCGTATTCACTATGCCCTCGATCACCCGGACTACGATGAAGACGCTGATATAATAGCCGAGATCTTGTTGGAAATAGAAACCTTGAATGCTGAAGTAGATTACTTGATGAGCGAGACTCGCAGAGGACTCGGTGATGAAGTGGACTGGAAAACACGAATGCACACGGATCATCTAAAACTACGGGCGGGAGACTTGGCGGACTTCATAAAAGAATTAGCCTGGGAAATCCAGCACGCAGAGAAGGAGGTGAAGACTATTGGCTGATATCACTAATTTCCAATGCCCGCGCTGCGGCGGCGAGCGCATTGAGATGGTCGAGCAATGCATGCTAGGCTCTGTCCTCGGAGCCATAGACGAAGAAGGACACTGCGAAATCCTCAGCTCCGGCGAGGTATGGGACGGTGAAACAGAGCGGTTCCAATGCGTCAAATGCGGCAAGGTCATACATACAGAGGACGGAACCGTAATTCAATCAATAATCGAACTCGCAGAACATGCGAGGAAAAGGGGGTGGTTGGAAGATGAGTAGAATAAACCAGTTGATAGCAGATATGGAAGCTGCCTTAGTCAATGATATGGTATCGAACCGTACATTGAAGGTCTGGGACGAGCTGAAGCCCAAAATCGTCAACCCTGACAAATTGGCCGATTGGATGAGGATGAAAGGATTCACCAAGGATTCTCTTATCAACGATATCATGGACGAATGGACAAACGACTTGATGGAGGGCCTGGAAGAGATATATGGCCTGGAATCGTCGGTGTCATTTATCCTGAAAGGAGGTGAAGAGGATGAATATGGGAGTTAGTCTGAAGGACAGACGACCACTGTCTCCGATGGAGGCAGCTGTCCAGAAGGCCCAGGAATATTTCGGCGACCTTATGGCGATGTACGCCGAGCAAGAGGGCGTGGATCCTGAATCGTTGAGCTCAGGAGCGTGGGAGCCCTCAAATAAAGAGGCCAAAATGGTATTTATGGAATCCCTTTATGCAATTCAGTACAAGGGAGACTATGAAGAAGCATGGGAATGGGCAGTTAACAATGACTTAGCTTTCATGTACTACAGAGAGGAGGAACACGATGAGCCGTAGAATGAAATGCTTTCATGTGAATGAGAAAAAGAACTACGCAACCAAAACCAGGGGAGAAGATGGGGTATATCGCTATCCTGCTTGGTTACATGGGCATATGCTTACGAACAAAGCTATGCGGGATAATGATAGATTCGCTACCTTGTTCGCCCCGGACGGAACCCGAGCCAACCAGATCAATCACTCTTCATTCAAGCAATTGAACGAGATGGGAGTAGTGGAACACGTATATCTCCCTGAACTGAGCGATGAGTGGTGGAGAGTAGCCGAATACGGACTGGCCCGATGCGATACGATGGAGTTGATTCGACTTAAGAACACACTGAGGCAAAATCCAAACTTCAAAAACATATTCAATCCGAAAGAGCAACACAAATGCCCGATGTGCGGGCAGAAATACGCGAGGGGGTGCTGCTAATGTCAGACTACATTAATCACGAAGGAATGTACGCAGATCTCCAAGACGTCATCCAAAAACTTGAATCAGTACGGGGCCTGATGCCCTGGGGAAAGGAGAAATTGGATTCTCCAATTACAACTCTGAAAACCATAGAAGCTGAACTGATAGATCACATGTCAGTTGGACGGTGCTACGGTTGTAATGAACCTCTTTTGCCTGGGGAAGTCAAGGGCTTCGGTGACGCAATACTCAGAGTAGATGGGGGAGCTGATTTCGAGCGCCTTGATTTCTTTATGTGCATGGAGTGTGCGCGCCGAGTAGTCGCTATGATAGAAAAAGTTAGTTGAGGCGCTAAAAGTTCGATCTGAATCCAAAATAACCCTTTATGTAGTACCCGGTGTTTCGGGTATACTTCGCGTATATCGTAACCGAAGGGGCGGAGCTGTGATCCTACCTTGAAAGGAGGTGATAGCCGATATCCGATTATTCCAACTGCAATCTTTTCAATCTTTTCAGAAGGAGGACAAATCATGAGTAAAGCAACGAAAGCCAAAGGTAAGAAAACTGAGGAAACCCAAAAAGATCCCCAACAAGTCTACCGGGAAGCTGCGGATGATTTCGCTAAGTCTTCCGCCAAAGCCATGAAATCCTTGTGTACTACGTTCGGAGACACGCAAGACACGTTCACCAAAGAGCTGAAATCTATCTGCGGCTCCGAGCAAATCAAAATGGTACACGAATACCTCAAGAAAACCGTCAACGCCATCGCTGCTAAGAAAAGCAATCTCAAATCGGTAAAGTAATTTAGCATTGCTTCGGTTCATGCCCTCCGGCTCTTGGCCGGAGGGTATATGCGGAGGTGATACTATGAACAGGTGCGAAGAATGTAATGCAAAACAAAGGTGTTTCAAGTGCGGTAAGAGAATATGCGCTCCTCTTAATCACGACGATCCAATCGAATCGACCAATGTAGGGGGCGCGCATGAGCTTGAGAACAGAACATATTGTTCCTATCTGTTCTTGACTATGCTCCCAAACAAAGACGTAGTGCGTTGTATATCCGAACCGCACTACGTGAACGAGGGAGGGCACTTTTGCCAAGCTTGCGGTCCCTGCCTGGGGAAATCGTCGAAGCAAGAACAAAAGCCCAGGAGGACCAAAAACAGAAAGCCTACGGAGCCAAAAAAGAAGCGGCGTGGGCTTTTATTTTGAAAGGAGGTGAGAATATGACGACCGAGTGGCGGGTTTACCGCAATGGTAAGGAGATTGACCGCGTGTTCTTCGATGACGATTGTGATCGCGAATACGTGCGAGATGCTCTGATCAACCATGACAACTACCCCGCAGACATTGAGATTCTGCGGACACAACGGCGCAAGGAGGCAGGAAATGGCTAGATTCTTTGGAGAGATAACTGGTACCAAAGGCGCGAAGGAGAACAAGACTCACACCAGTGCCGGAACAAACTACGTGAGGGCTCATGTTCGAGGGTGGAAGGTGGGCGTAGAGGTGATCGTAAGACCGCACCTGGACAACGAAGATATGGACATGGTCGAGGTTTGGCTGACCGGCGGATCGAAGAACTCCAGCCGGAAGAAAAAGATCGGCATGTTCAGCGAGGAGGATATCAAGATATGAAAAAGACTAAGCAAGTGCCCATCTACGAGTTCGATGAGCTTGAAAAAGCGGCGCAGGACCAAGCAATATGCGACCACATCGAGTTTGTGATTGAAACAGATGATGGAGAAACATCTACATTCTACGATGACTGTATCAAGGAGATGGAGGACTTAAGAACGCCTTGGTTTCTCGGCCAGTGTATATTCGATAAGCATTGGTTTGCGATCGCGGAGTTACTTCAGGACAACGATTACTACTTCTACCAGGATGGCAGAGCAGTACCTTCGGAGCTGTGCCCCGATGATGATTCTTGCGAGGCCAATTATCACAGCTATCGGCTGAGAAACGGGATCAGTCTCACAAGTAAGCCGGATTATGATATGCTCCCGGCAGGGTGCATGATAGGATTGAGAAGCTATTTGGAAGAGGGGATAGCGCCAGGGCACTTTCTGTACAGCGTTCTCTGCAACGATCTGGTAGGAGCGTTCCAATATGCCGACAAGACCAACCGAAGGCGGATGGCGGACATAATCTCCTTCTTATGGAACCATATACCCATGAGTGCTTGGGGGACACCGGAAAAAGTAGACACATGGCTGAAGAGCTTTTCCTGGACGTACTAGGAAGGAGGAAGAAATGAGAGCAATCAATATGCCGGAGTATCCAGGCGAAGCAGGAGTCTCAACAATTCTCAACGAGGAAAACCGCATAGTATTCGCCTGGATACGACACAATGAGAGCCCGGAGAATCCGTTGGAGGATTGGGATTGTATAGGATCGATTCACAGTCTAGGACATAGGCTGATATCCTATGACCCCGATACAATCGAGGAAAACAGGGACAACCCGGACGCGATCCCGTTGAGCTATTTTGAGCACGGCCTATGTATGTGGGGCGTAGCCGGAACAATGGACGGCATGCCCGACTTCCGATGGGACGGGGTGGACTTTGCTGGGATATGGCTCCCGGATGAATGCATCCTGGACGAAGCAAAAGGGATGGTGGGAGACTTCAGGCGTTCGTTTATGAAGAAACGCGCCGACCATGCTTGCCGCGCGTACACGCATTGGTGCAACGGCGATATATGGTGCGTCGAGTTGAGGGTCTACCAATTGGATTGGTACGACGATGACACGCCTATCCAATCTCTCCAGTACTACGAGGACTCTCCAGACGAAGTGCTCCTGTTCGAAGACGTATGCTGCGGCTTCTACGGGTGGGAGGAAGCAGAGATAAACTTGAAGGACAGCTGGGAATCATACGCGCGATAGATCCTTGACCCTGCTCATCGAGCGATCGGTGGGCAGGACTGAGGGATTTATCCCCAGAAAGGAGGTGAGAGAATATGAGCAGATCCTATATCAAGAAGGAAGTAGCAGAGATTCTTGGAGTTGAGCGGCACACGATCCAATATTACACCGACCGGGGCCTTATCAACCCGGATGTTCATGCTCCCAAAGGACGAGGCAAGTGGCGAAGATATAGCAAATACAATATCTTCGAGGCAGCGTTGCTTCGCCGATTAAATGAGGCAAGAGTCACTTTGGAAGACGGAAAGTTTGTATTAGGACGACTGAGGGCCGGGTGCGCCAACGAGTCCCTAATGAACTTATGCTATTGGAAGTCACCATGGATGTTAGTACTACATGGGCACGGAGTCGGCTTGGTAGCTGAGATTACCATGAGCCGACAATTACACATGCGCGGCGTCAGCTGCTTAGTAATAAAATTGGGCGGTTTGAAGTTTTGAAAGGAGGTGAGAGAATATGAGCAGAGACAAGCGGATAAGGTATGGGATCGATGAAGAAACAGGGATCATCGTTTCGCAGAATCTCCAGACCGGAGAGATCTGCTGGCCGACAATAGACTTCAGCGCGATGATCCCGGATGATGGCTTCGCTTTCAAGTGGAGCATGGGCGAACCGTTGAAGCCTTTAGACTTAGCCGGATTTGAAGTCCATTGGACTCGCAAGATCCCAACGAAGTACAAAAACATTCACAGGGAGTATTGGGGAATGAAACCCCTGCCTATTCCCAGAAAGGAGGCTTAAGATGGGAGAGACTGAGTATGCGGGAATCAACTATGCCCCCGGCAGGATCACTAATATCGATCTTGAAACAGGGATTCGATATGGCGTGATTCCTTTCCAGGAACTAGGACAGGTCTGGTTCGATGAGAGCGAACCTTATTATGAAGAGCCCTGCTGTCCTGAATGCGGCTTCCCTATTTCAGATCGAGAAGAGGGCACTGTATGTCCGCAATGCAAACACGAAGTAGAGGATGGGGAATTCGACTTTGAAGAACCAACCTCTTTCTTCATCGACAACGAGGAGATCAGCGCGGAGCAACCCAATGACAATACTGATATATGGGTACTGAAAAGTAAGTATTTCACATACGCTCAGTTCTGCTCGCCCTGCGCCCCGGGAGCATGTTATCTGATGAGTTGGCTGGCAGAGGATGCCCGAACGGACGGCAATAAAGCCTATTGTTTCGGGCACGATTGGTTTGAGGACGGGAAAGCTCCATATCCGGTCTTCGATGTCGAAACAGGAGAGGAGGTGAAACCGAATGACGATACCGAGTGATGGATTCATGGACGGAGGCGAACCTTATACAGAAGAGGAGATGGAACTTATGGAGAGAGAAGAAGCAAGAAAGCCAACTGTAGTACTAGACGATGGGAATGCGCTGGCGGTTATAGGCCGATGCGCCAAGGCGCTCCACCGAGCTGGCTATAGCAAGGAGGAGGTAGACAAGTTCCGAGAGGAGGCTCTCTCAGGAGACTACGACAACGTACTACAAACCGCTATGAAATGGTGTAACGTGGAAATGAGCGATTAGGAGGTGAAAATGGAATATCCAAAATCCAAACCAAAACTCTACGAGTGCTGTAGGTGCGGCCATCAACAGATGATCGCAACGAACCACTACGGCCAGTGCTGGAGCACTAAGGGGTGGAACGAGTGCCCCAAGTGCCCTCCCTGGGCTAAAAAAGCTAAATATGGCGGCCAGACTGTGTGGTTCTGTGTGGAGGATCCGCCGGAGGAGGTGAGCGAATGAAAGTCAGGGTTCATTGGATCGTGTCGGGCGAAATAGAGATGGCCGACGATATCGAAGCGATGGGGCTGAAGAAGCTCGAAGACATCCTCGACTATGTACCGGAAGTCTGGGCGGTGAAGAAAGAGATCGCCAGGACCTTCACTTCAGAAGTCGAATTGCTAGAAGTATTAGACACTAACGGGGTTCCCAGGATCACCTTCGACTTCTCCCCAGCTGCAATACAACTCTATGAAGGGAGGAAACCGAATGATAAGTCGAGAAGAACAATGCGAAAGAGCGATCCGCACTCTATTGGATAGAGCGGATTCCGCTCATACTGAGTGGGAGCTGGATGTATATCCGAGCTGTTCCGAGCCCGGATATGACGATGTTCCGGTTCTTACCGCGAACTGGAACAACGTACCGTCAAAGCTATTTGACTGGCTGGAGCGGAAGTTCGACTTATGCAACGATGATAGGCTATTGTTCCTCGGATGGTGCGACGAATGGATAAGATGCTCACACTGCAGGAGCGCTGTACGAGAATCACCGGACAGCTACGGCTGGCTGCCGTCCTACGTGTGGGTATCAGATTGCGAGATCCTATGCCTGCATTGTTGCGATAGCGAAGACTTCCAAGAGGAGGTCATCGAATGGTATGCCAACAATCCTCGTATGGCGCTGGGACCGGAATGGGATAATATCTTGGAGGACCGGGGCTTTGAATGCGCTACTGAGGACGATCGTGCGTGCCCTCGGTACGAAACCGGCCTCCACCCAGGGCAAGACGATGATCCCAAAGAGGTCTTCGCCCAGCTGAAGAAACGGTTTGAGAAGGTATGGGATCGAACCCAAATCATCTTCATCATGAAATCCAAAGGGCAGTTCGATCTTGACTGGGGCGTATATTACCGAGTACTTGAAGAGGAGGAAGGCAATGATTAAAGGCGGCACTGAAATCAGTCAGAAGTACGGAGAGGCTTGGGAATCATTGAATCCAGGCGAACGGTGCTCCTTCGAAGACTTCGCAGAACTAGCGGAGCTGGATATCAATGACAAGAAAACCAAAACTCGCTTGTACTCCTTTTTTGCACGACTCCGCAAGCACGGCAGAGTGAAAAAGGAAGGCCATGAGTTTGTCAAGCTCGAAAGCAGCAAAACCATATACAAAACCCAAACTAAAAAGGACGTGGAGAAATACCAATTCACTATGTTCGAGCTGGGCGAAGCGGTGATGGAATTTATTAAAAACCTCAAATTGGAGATTTCGGCTCTGAAACGGCAGAGTGACGAGTACGAAAGAGAACTTTCGGAGCAATCATCGGAACTGCATCAGCTCCAAGGAGAATTGAGCGCAGCCAAGAGCAAGATCCACGAGCTGAATAATCGTCAATTCAACGGCAAGAAAGCTTCACTGCATGATCTACAAGAGTCTTTGAGAGGAGGTGTATAAACAGAAATGGCATTGACAGTAGACGGTATGACCTTTCATTTAACCAAACACGCTGTAAAACGGTATGCCCAACGTATTGGCCCCTATGAAAATGAGGAGGAGATTATCAGGAATTGCCTCAACGGGCTTCCAGATCACGAACCGGTCTGGGAGCCCCACCGGTTCAAAAAGGGCTTGGTACTGAAGTCGGTTGTACCTAACAACAAAGCACGCAAACTCTACTATTGAGAGGAGGATATCATGGAAGAAACCAAAGACATCTGCCGGTACTCGGCAAGCAAAAGAGTCAAATTAACTACCAGAATCATTGCTATCGATGAGTACGAAGCTGAAACCATAGCGGACAGTCTGGACAGCGGCGATTGGGAGGAGGAGGAAGAGATTGACGGCCCCATGGTGTTTGATCAGGAAACGATTGCTGCTGTTACCATCGCATGGGACGAGCAATCGCTGGACCGTCGCCATGAAATATCCGAGCATACCTGGAAAGAGATCGTGGGTCTTATTTGCAAGGAATTTAACATAGTAATAGACTACTAAGGAGGTGAAATTATGACAAAGAAAGACCAAGAGAGATTGATCAATTTGAAGATCAAAAAGAAGCGCCTTGAGGAGCAAATCAAGGGACTCGAGGCCGTTGCAATGAACGAGGAATACGATGAAATCGTAGGCGCCAACGGGAAAGTACAGCTCCAGGCCCGAAAGAATTACAAGATCCCTTCCAATGTGCCCATAATTGATTACATGGGACAAAACGCCTTCAACGAGAGGGCCAAAATATCCGCCTCCGAAATCACCAAGGCTATTGGGGAGGAAGGATTTGACGAACTATTGATCGAAGGCGCAGTGCTTAAAGGGAAAGACACCCGGTATTATAAACTCACCGAATTCTAATAGTGAGCCACGGATGGTAAGGGGTTGTTATCTTTTATAATAAAAATAGTAGACATAGGCCACGGATTTCGATATGCTACGCGGGCTGCTTTACTAAGAGGTTCAACCCCTTACCATTTTAGGAAAGGAGGATCAATGCATGGTAGAAGACTATCAATGGCTGGTGGAAAAATATTCCAGCAAATTTGCAGCAGTTTCTAACCTAAGCCAAACCGAATTGAAGCAACAAGGCTTCCTCATACTCCTGGAGGCCGCAGCTTCCTGGGATCCCGCAAAAGGATCTCTTCCTTCCAGACTCAAGTACAGACTAGCCACCGGACTTCATAATTATACCAAGAAGTATTACACACAGCAAACAAACCAAATCTCCTACGAAGACATAAGCCCAACGGATGAATATAATCCGGAACGGCTGTGCATCTTCAAAGAGGCGTACAGCGCCTTGTCCCAAAACGCTAAGTTGGCCATGCTGCTGCTGATGGAGGAAGTGGACACATCCGTCCCTCCCTTACAAGTGCGAGGTCTTTTGGTCGAAGCGTTACACAACTATATGGGAAAAGGCAAAGCGTGGCACACCTTGAAAGAACTGAAAGCATTAGCACAATAGGAGGAGCAAATTGAACTCATCTGAAATAAAGCAGCGGATAAAGGATGACGATCTATTTGCTATCGGTGCCCTGCTCCGACTTCATCAATTCCAAACTCCCGACGAGCAGTTGCAGAAAACAACAGCTTATGACAACGGTATAGGATTCAACGCTTTTGACGCTGGGATATTGAGCGATATAGCTGAATTCTATTTGAGGAGAGGCCGTCTGTCTCCTAAACAATTGAAGCTTATCAAGCCTAAACTGTATAAGTACAGCGACCAATTGGCATCAGTCGGCGGCGCGGAACCGGTGAAAGAATTTAACAAAGAAGAGGAGCAGAAAAGCAAACGCACTACCAAGAAGAAATACGTGGTAGAAATGGACGAGGAATTGAAGATCATATTCCCCTACGATCCCGACATAGTGGCCAGAATCCGCACTATACCCGGACGGCGCTATGTAAAAGAGGAGAGGTCTTGGATTGTTCCAAAAACTGTTAGCGCCATAACCGTGCTGGTAGAGGAGTGCTTCGATATCTCCGACGAATTGAACGAATGGTGGGAGTCCTACAAGAATGTGAAGGAACTGGACCCCAACTCGATCGAGATTGAAGGATTCAAGACCGAGCTTTATCCATTTCAGAAACAAGGCGTTGCGTTCATTGAGTCCCGCGAGGGAAAGGCACTGATAGCAGATGACATGGGCCTTGGGAAAACCATACAGGCGCTGGCGTGGTTGCATATTCATACAGAAATCAGACCAGCGTTGATAGTGGTCCCAGCTTCCGTTAAGTTGAACTGGCGGAAAGAGGCCCTGCGATTTATGGACCCTGAACCGGGCATTTCTATACTGCAAGGAAAGACCCCGGACCCCTATGACGTAGGGGATGATATTGTTATTATTAACTATGACATCGTGCACGACTGGCGCGACGTGCTATTGGAAAAGCCTTTCAAAGCACTGATCCTCGACGAAGCCCACCGTACCAAAAACCCCAAGGCGTTACGATCGGCTGCAGTCATGCGGCTTGCCCGAAAGATCGACAATGTAATAGCCTTGACGGGCACCCCTATCTTGAACCGACCTATCGAAATCTTCAACTGCCTCAAAATGCTCCGACCGGCTATGTTCAAATCCCAATGGGCGTTCGCAAAAAGATATTGCGATCTTCGCCATAATGGGTTTGGATGGGAGATGAATGGAGCGACTAACAAAGAAGAACTCCATAAAATCCTAGCCGAGGAAGTAATGATCCGGCGGATGAAGACTGAGGTACTGACCGAGCTCCCGGACAAGCAACGCATACCGATGCCGGTAGAGATCGACAATACCAAAGAATATCGCAGAGCTGAAATGAACTTCATCGCGTACCTTCAAGACATCGATCCAAAGAAAGCATCTTCAGCCGCTAGAGCGCAAGTGTTAGCCGAGATAGAAGGCCTGAAACAACTGGCGCTCGCTGGGAAGATTAAAGAATGCATTAAGTGGATCGATGACTTTCTGGAAGATAGTGAGGAGAAGCTAGTGATATTCGCGGTCCACCACAGTGCTGTAGACCGACTGATGGAAGCCTACGGGCACAAAGCTGTGAAAATAGACGGACGGATCGCGCAAAGTAAACGCCAAGATATCGTTGATAAGTTCCAAGAAGACCCCGACACCCGGCTATTCGTCGGGAATATTCAGGCGGCTGGTGAGGGTATTACTCTGACCTCCGCCTCGAATTGCGTATTCATCGAACTGCCCTGGACGCCAGGAGCCCTGGAACAAGCATCCGACCGTATTCATAGAATAGGCCAAGAAGCCGACAGTGTGAATATATACTACCTGATCGCGGAAGGCACAATTGAAGAACGAATGATGCGAGTATTGGATGCTAAACGAAGGGTAATTCAAGAGGTTGTAGACGGCCTGTCTCAGGACGATCAAGAATCAACCCTAGCTGCCTTGCTGGAGGAATATCGTGGATAAAAAACGAGCTGTCCAACTCCGGCGATCCGGAGACGTGTTCAAGATGAGATTCGACGGTGTGAAATCCGGGCATAAGTTGGCCCGGATTAAGCACCTGGATGCAAAAACCCTGAAGGCCCGGGTAGAATACCCAGAAGGTCCCTTCAATTCAGAATACCCTTGGATCCGCTACCCTCTGCATATGATAGAAGAAGTTGAAGAACGAATTCCACTTTATTCCACTTCTAACGACATGCCTAGTAGACGAACCAGGGTAAATGGAAAAAAGCCAAGACGCACAAAATGAAGTGGGTTCTGTGGCCATTAAAAGGAGAGGAGACAAGCCATTGCCGGCAAAGATAGATTGGAATGGATTAGCAGAGTACATGAATTACAGTTCTGTGAAGGAAATGCTTGAATCGGAGATAGCCAAGGAAGCCCACGCCAAATTCGTAGGACACAATGTGACAAGTTTCGCGAAAAAGTTGGGCGTGAGCACGGTCAGCTTGGCCAAGAAGATGAAAGAAGTGGGAGTGGAAGCGCCACCGAAAGGAATGAAATATTACTTCTTTCCTGAACGGTTCGGATATTCTAGCGAGAAGGCAATGTTTCAATGTTGGCGATTCGATGAAGGAAAGTCACCAGAGGAAATCCAAGATCTTTTGAAAGAAAAGATTACGGAGCTCCCAGTTCGCCGACAGAATGTTATAAAACGATTGAAAGAATACAAGTGCTTTAACGGGATTGAGCGGCAATACATTTATCACAAGGACGGAACGTGGAGCTGGAGAAAACTATGCCCTATATGCGGAGGGGCGACGGTTCGCAAACCAAACAATGAACGCGGGTACGCCGGATCTTGGTGTACCCGATGCGACTGGGAAACACCGCAGAACAGAAAGGAAGATATTTATGTTCCAAGCCCGGAGGTTCTATGAAGACTATGGAATTGACTACAGCGATGGAACGATTAGTCATAAGCACACTCGAAGAGGTTGGATTAACCGCCCGTGTCCGTTCTGTACGGGCAATCCCGGACTCCACCTCGGATATAACGAAAGCAATGGATATTACGTTTGTTATCGATGTGGAGGCCATTCCGCAGCTAAAGTGGTTCGGGCTCTCCGAGGCAGCAGCTGGACGGAAGCTAAGAGACTCGTTTCTGCATATGGCGGCGAGGAAGCTTACAAAACGAAGAGAGCGCGTGAAGCAAAAGAGAAAGAGATTGAAGTGGTACTACCGAAAGGCAGTGGTCCGCTTATTGAACAACACCGCGTCTACCTTGTTGCGAGATACTTTGACCCTGAAGCCCTGGAGGACATATGGGGCTTGCTCGGAACGAACCACCTGGGACCATACAAGTGGCGAATCATCGCCCCTATCTTGTTTGGGGGAAAACTCGTGTCTTACCAAGGCCGAGATATCACGGGGCGGTCTGATAAGAAATACAAAGCATGCGCGAGAGATAGCGAACAAATACATCACAAACAGGTTCTCTACGGATATGACTTAGCCGATCGAGATGTCCTGGTTGTGGAAGGAGTAACGGACGTATGGCGAATGGGTCCTGGGTCGGTAGCTACGTTTGGAATAAAATATACACCGGCCCAGGTCAAATTGTTGAGCCAATTCCGGCGAGTGTTTGTATGGTTCGATGAAGAAGATCCCGAGGCTGAAGAGAAAAACCTACAGCTGGCCTCAGAACTGACGGCACTTGGAGTCGATTCTGAGGTTATCCGAGCTGGGATCGAAGGAGATCCTGGAGACTTGAATCAAAAGGATGCAGACTACGTTATGCGAGAACTGTTGATAAGAAGGTGACTAACATACCAGGATGGATAGAGTTTCAAAGAAGGGGTGCCGTTATATATAACTTGTTATATATAACTACGCGCGTAGTTCTTATTACGCGCGCCCGAGCGCCTCAGCGCGTGCAGGATACCCTTATCCCACCCCTAAAGGGGTGGGGGGTATCCTCACCCCTTTGGGTTGCAAGAGTAGGTTTTGAAGGAGGTTTTTATGAGAACTAAATTCCCAGGAAAAAGAAAAACTATGGGAACAAAAATCAAAGATAAGAAACCTCCCAAAAAGGTTTCTCCCAAGAAAAAGATTAGACAAGAAGGATATGAAATACTTGTAAAAAATCTTACCATTCATTCCATGATATCTCTATGGATCAATACAGAAGGATTAACCGGCCATACTAAGCGAGTGCAAGAAAGATGCGCTTATTTCCTGTCTGCTTTAGCAGAAGGGAAATTAGTCCCTGCTCTTCAAAGATATTATGGCAAAGCTAAGGTAAACCTTCCACCTGAACAATTAGAGATAGTTTCCAAACGAATAGGCATTACCAGAGTGGACCGAATGGTATTAGATTACATCGAGTATTATCTTGATCCCACTTTACTTACCAAGTACATGACACCCAGTTTAATACAAGCTATCTACCATGAATACTACCAAAGTTCACCGCTGATTTATTACACGCAGATCGCTATTCCCAGATCCATATTCCCAGATCCAATTGACTCTGCGAGAGATGTTGATATCAAATTAGGAGCCCATACATTTATCAAAGATTATTATTGGATAAATGGAAAGAAAGATAATTATCAAACGCGCAAGCAAGTAGCAGCACTGGCCAAAACTCTTATTCAAATATTCCGCAGCTCGGATACTACTATGGCTTCAGGAATTACAGATCCAGTTGATATGATGGAGGAGTATGCGTTCTGGTTAAACCAAAGCGGAGCCAAAGCTTCGCCGCTTGGATTAGGCCCCACCAGTGGATGGTGGAAATCTTTCAGAGACGAAGTTCTACATCTTGCAGATGAGTAAGGAGGTGAGAATTGAAGATAGAGAGAACCAAACCGCAGGACGCCCAATCTGAACGCTATATTGTGACTGCGATGATTATGTCCGGGCGGTGTTGCAAAGCATTCAAAGATATGGACTGCAAAGAGTATCTCCAAACTAGCTTTGCAAAAACTATAGCCGATTGGTGCTTACAGTATTACGACAGATACGAGACGGCACCGGCGTACCAAATAAAAGCTATCTTTGAAGAGGAATCGGATTTCCTTGAACAAGACATAGCGGATATGACGGAGAAGTTTTTGGAAAGCTTGAGTGAGGAATTTGAAAGGACGGAGCATTTCAATTCCCAGTACTGGATTGACTATGGCGAGAAGTATTTCAAAGCCCGTAGTTACAAGAAGCTTGCCAAGGAGATAGCCAGAGCTGCAGATCAAAACGATGTGAAGAGAGCCGATGAGCTATACTCTGATTTTAACCGCGTTGAAGTTGCGCAATTAGATGGGGTAAATGTTTTCGATCAAAAGGAAATTACAGAACTTCAAATCAGAAGTGAGGAATCTGATACGCGAAAGTTATTCAAGATGCCAGGGGCGTTGGGCGAAATGATAGGATGGGTTGAAAGAGAAACATTCTTTGCGTTCCTCGCCAGGGAGAAAGCAGGTAAATCTTATGTACTGGAAGAGTTCGGATTCAGGGCTTATCGGGAGGGGTGTAAGGTTGCTTACTTCGACATGGGAGATATGTCCAAGGACCAAAGTGATTACCGATATTTATCTTACGTCACAGGAAAGCCGTACAACGACCGATATGCTGGCCCTACCTGGATCCCCATTTTGGATTGCTTGTGGAATCAAGACGGTCGTTGCACCGATGGTTGCTCGGCTGATATTGTAAAACAAGATGACAAAGGCAAAAGGTATTTTGCTTGCGGACCTTGGGATGAGGAAGGAGAAGATCATGAAACATGTATTGAATGCAAAAAAGAAAAACCGAGGAAGTTCAGGGGATCGGTATGGTGGAAGAAGGTAAATTTATCAGTTTGGGCCTGGACAGAGGCTCGAAGGAGAGCAAAGTGGTTTGAAACAAAGTTCCGCCGGGGAGTTTTTGAACGATGCAATTGGCCAATGGGAACTCGTAGAATCAGCGACGTGGAGTCCTGGATTGTGCAAAACCGAGAACGTAACGGATGGGTTCCTGACGTTGTTATCGTAGACTACCCTGATATTGCGCTGCCTGAGGATGCAAGAATGGAGTTCCGGCACAGGGAGAACGAGAAGTGGATGAGGCTCAGAAGTATTTCTCAAAAGTTCCACTGCTCGGTCATCACTGTTACTCAGAGTGACGCAGCCGGATACAAAAAGAAAAACCTCGACCTGTCCAATTTCAATGAGGATAAACGAAAATATGGACATGTTACTCACTTCTATGCAATCAATAAAACGCTGGAGGAGCAAGAGCTAGGGCTTATGAGGATAGCGGCTTTGATACTGCGCGAGGACGAAATGAGCACTGTGAATAATGTAACAGTCCTACAAGCTTTGCGCAAAGGCAGACCTTACACAGCAAGTTTTTTTGGAAGTACGCCGAAATTACCCGTAGTTCAAGACAAGGTCCAAGTATATATATAGGCAAAGGGCGGAGATGTTCCGCCGATTATTAACAACTTCCAACAAGAGGAGGACATTATGGAAAAGAAAGATCTCAAGAAACTGGCTAAGGAAATGAACAAGGTTATGGGACTGGACCCGGCGATCGATCTCAAATTGGACGCCGAAAAACTCGAGGACTATATCAAGAAAAGCCTAGATGAGGTGTATGATACTGATATCGAACCGGAGAACGAAGGGGATGATTGTTTTTCCGACGCAGCGGTGAAGACGCTGGCTGAATTGGGGCACGAATACGCTCAGAAGTACCTCGAAAAGCAAGATGAAGGCGAAGAGGAGCCTGAGCCTGAGCCTGAAGAGAAGAAACCCTCCAGGCGCTCGAGCAGCAAGGGCAAGAAGAAGGAAGAGCCCAAGAAGGAAGAGAAACCTTCACGTAGCAAGGGCAGCAAGAAAGAGGAGCCGAAACAGTCCAAGAAATCTGACAAAGAGCCTACGACACGAAAGATGACGCGGCTCGATTCTATTGTTCAGGGCATCGCCAACGCTCACAAACAAAAGAAGAATTGGGAGTTGGATGAAATCACCAAAATTACCAATGAACTCTACTCCTCCAACGGCGGCAAAGAAAACCACCGTGAGGCGAAGTTCTTTGTGAATATCGCTATCCAATGTATGGCAGGCATTGGAGTAGTAGAATTCAACAAAGAAAAAGAACATGTGAAGTTCGCCTAATGGGACGTTGGAAAAGTATACCTGGATACCCTGGCTATTGGGCTTCGGCCCAAGGTCAGGTTCTAGGTAAAAAGGGCGGAGTTCTCAAGCCGAAGCTTAAGAAATATGCATATGTTGATTTGTATAGGAACAACAAGAGGGCGCGTAGGCCCATCCACCAATTGGTACTGGAGGTTTTCGGACCTCCTAGGCCTTCTCCTAACCACTTCCCGAATCACAAAGATGGTAACAAATTGAATAATAGTATTTCTAATCTTGAATGGCTCACTCCTAAAGAGAATATGAGACACGCTGTGAAAACTGGTCTGTTCGTTATCCCATCCGGTCCCAAGAATCATTGGCATGGAAAGGCTCAGTCCGCTTCTCATATTCTAAAAAGATCAGAAGCCATGAGAGGTAAGAAAAACCATCAGTATAAACATGGGAGGTATTCTGCTTATGAGTAAGCATGGTTTATCAGTGCGTGGTGATTGTTTATACTGCCCGCTTCCCCTCTCCATAGACCCATACAACAACTGCCTCGTAGACTGCCACCATTGTTATATGAGGCGGTTGAATCATGTATGGGGCAAAGAACTCAAGCCGTTGGATCCAGAAGCTTTGAGAAAGAAGCTCACCAACGGCTTGAAAAACAAGAATCCCAAATCCTCGATGGCCAACTGTCTCGCCAGAAAGAAAACTATACGGATTGGCAACAAGGCTGATGGCTTCCAACCGATCGAGGACGATCTGCATATCACGGCCCAAGTGATACAGATCTTGGAAGAACTGGAGTGGAGTTATGTTATCCAAACAAGATTCCTATCAAGAGTCTGGGAATTTGGCTCCGACTATCGAGACGCCCTCTCTCCAAGAAACGCCGTTATTCTTCCGATTATTAGTCCTGGCCTTGAGATGGACTGGGAGATCCTCGAGAGAAGAAGAACGGATCCGCCAAGGGTTAGACTGCGGATCCTCAAAGAGTTTCGAGAGCGCGGATTCCACGGCGGCGTCAATGGAGAGCCTTTCATTCCTGGGTATCATACGGTGCAGGATTTCGAGGACACGCTCAAAACGCTCAGGGACTATGGGATCGACCGGTACAACACATACAACTTACACTTGAATGATTACGTTCTGAAACGACTAAACGATATCAATTTGGATATCGAGAAGATTTGGACCATGAATCAGGACAAGAATTGGAAGCCGATCCAACAGCAGCTTTGCGATCTTGCGAAAAAACATAATATCATACTGGGCTGTCCCGACTTTGTAAACACCGGACCTGACTGGAAGGAGGAGGCTAATACTTGTTGCGGCATAGACGTTCCGAATCCAAGCCGATTTAATACCCATTACTTCAAGAAGACTATGCAGGCCGGAGTCAAGGCCCCTAACGCTGTACTAACGCAGCATTGGGAGGGTATCGGGGAGTTTGAGGAGGCCTTGAAGATAGTCCAAGGGAAACGATCCGATATGTATACAATGGCTGATGCTGGATTGGTTAAGAAGCCCAAGAAAGGATTGATAGTATAATGGAAACGTATTGGGAACAAGTACAGCAGTTGCATGATCAATTAACCCACGTTGCTATTTCTTGCTTAGGCAAGGATCCCTTCGATCGGGACAAAGCCAAGTTTACTATAGCGGTCCTCGATGGACCAATGGAAGGAGAAATTGTCACTGTTGAAATGAGGATAGTATGAAAACAAATACGATATTAGCTGGAGACGCTCAGATGATGAGCGAGGATTACATACCTGACGGTTCGATTGACTTTGTTTTGACGTCTCCTCCGTATGATGGTGCGAACACTCCGAAGGGCGCTGCTCCGAACTTATACCAGTACGGCTTTGAGTTGAGTCGGGTGTTGAAAGATGGGGGTGTTTGCGTCTTGGTCATACAGGACATAGTCCACAACGGCATCAAGCGCGGCCACTCCATTCGAATCCCGTCCTATTGGATAGATCACACCAAGCTAAATCTTTGGGACGATTATATCTATTGGCGCGGAGGGCAGGAGGGGTATTGGTGGAAGAATCGGATCCGCAAAGACCACGACTATATGTGGATCTTCGTCAACAATGCGAACAAACCTAAAACCTTCAACAAGATCCGCTACTCCAATCAGGGCTCTATCTTTGATTACCGAACCGAGAAGCGGAAGACCAATTTGAGGCGTCACAAAAAAGAGAAAGGCAAGCTATACCCGGTTGCGTTTCCTTTCCAGTTGGCTGAGGATATGATCCGGATCTTCACCAAAAAGGATGACTTGGTACTAGATCCTTTTTGCGGGTACGGAACGACTCTCGCCGCAGCGAAGGTTTTGAATAGACGGTACTTGGGAATAGAACTGTTGGAGCACGTAGCATCGATCGCTACCAAGCACCTGGAGGCTGGATTACTATGAGTTTAGGACTGAGAAAAACTCCTCGGCTCTTGGACCAATGGAAATCCCTCGCCAATATAATAAACAATCCTGTTGAGTATTGGGATTTCCCTACCACAATGCTCGCCTTTGCTAAATCTTTGAAGAACTCTCAGCTTTTGCTTATGGAAGGCGGCGTTGTGTTCAGGATAAGGGGAAAGCAAGCGACATTGATCAATTGGTTCGGGGAAGAGGAGGATATGCGAGCAGCGGTATTTGCTCTTCAATCTCAAGATATCAAAGTGAAAAGCCTTAATTGGGAGAAGACTATGTTCTTCCCGGACAAGGGAGCGAAGGTCAAAGAATTCATTGTCTATGGCTTATATGACTTTGATCTTTCTACACAATGCCACTCGAGCAAGACCCGTGAAACTTTGAGGAGGAAGCACCGCCAGGGCAAGAAACGGTACACCGTAGGACATAAGCTGCCAGCTAGAGAGAAGATGGATGAACTATTTGCTAAATGGGCTGAGGAAGCCAGCAAGCGTCATTTTATGGTTGTTAAAGGACATTACCAAGCCTATATCGATCTACTTTACAAAGGCTTTGCTAGCTGTATTTGCTTTTGGGAAGGCGAGGAACTGATAGGCATATGCGGTTACGAGGTTTTCGGCAGCTGTGCGCAAATAACTTTGATGAAGAATCGAAAGGCGCACAGTTGTTTCCCAGTTTACTTTTGGGTTGCGTCTGTAGAGACTATATCCCGGCACTATAACAAAGTATTTTGCGGATCAACCGCCGAGGGGCTCAAGCAACAGTTAGGTTTCCTGCCTTATGATACCTATAAGTTGAAGCTTTAGTATTTTTATCCTTAAAAATAAATATTTCCTTTATTAAAAACCATTTTATAGCCCTAGTTCAAGTCGGATTAGGGCTATATTTATGGGCGGAAGGAGGGCCGGGATGACGATTCGATTGATACCAAATACTCCAGTGGAGGAGTATACCGTTAAAGGGCAAACGGTTTTAGTCAAAAGGGAAGATCGCGCTACACCTTATCCCGGTCCTCCATTTTCTAAAGTACGGGGGTTGGTGCCCTACCTATGGGATTTAAAAGAGTTGGGATTCACAACCATAGGCTACGTGGAAACCTCTGTCTCTATGGCCGGATGGGGAGTCGCGTGGGCGTGCTATCACCTCGGCCTCGAGTGCATTTTATGGGACCCTCAATACGAGAAGACGCCACCGCTGCTTCGCTACCATCGGAAACAATGGAAGAAGTTCAACCCTAAGATTCTACCGATTAAGGCAGGGATGGCAGCGGTAAACTATAATATAGCAGCTAAAGAGGTTCGCAAGACACCGGATTGTTTCTTGCTTCCGCTCGGATTGCCTCTCCCTTATACCGTAATGGAAACTGCTAAGATCGCCCGGGAGACGTGGAATAGCAATGTATTTCGTACCGTAGTAACATCGGTCGGTAGTGGTACAATATGTGCGGGACTCTTGAAAGGACTCCCTGGAGATGTTAAGATATTCGGAGTAATGACCAGAACCGGTTCATCAAAACACAAAGCAAAAACGATCCATAAAAAAGCACACATCCCTATCGGCGGTTTTTTAGGGAACAAAAACCTGAGTGTAGTAGATCCGGGATGGAGATATGCTGACCGAAGCTCTTGGCCGTGTCCTTTCCCATGCCACCCTTGGTATGATCGGAAGGCGTGGCAATGGTTAGACCAATGGATGGGGATGCAGCAAATGGATGGGCCAGTAATGTTTTGGAATATCGGGAGGGTGCGATGAACCGCATAAGTACAGACAACTACCCGTTACTGAAAGCGTTCGCTGATGCGTTGAAGCTGACTATTTTAGAAGAGATCGACGTTGAAGGGAAGTGCAAGATATTGCAAGGCGAGTGCAAGTGCCCAAAGTGCCAAATCGCAAATATGCCTACAGAAGATTTGATCAACGATTCGGTGGACCGGTACGGGAAATCTTTCAATTGGAGGAAATTGTAATGCACGTAATTGAGACTGAGCGTAGGCCACGATGGAACGACCATTGGATGAAGGTCGCGCGGGTAATCTCCGAGCGATCCACCTGCTTGCGGCGTCAGATCGGAGCGGTACTGGTACGGGATAAGAGAATCATTGCCTCAGGGTACAATGGAGTCCCGACCAAGATCGATCACTGTTTAGATCTCGGTTGCCGAAAAGACGCGGCTGGTGCGGAAAGTGGTAAGGGACTCGAGGTCTGTCCAGGATTGCACGCAGAACAAAATTGTTTGATTCAATGCGCGAGATATGGTATAGTAGCGGAAGGCGCTACGTTGTATTGTACTCTATCTCCTTGTATCCTTTGTGCTAAGGAGGTTATCAACGCTGGCATCCACATGGTGGTCTATGACGCCGCAGATAAATATCCCGATAAGCTCGGGCTGGAGATGCTAAGTCAATCCGAAGTCGCTTTGATGGCGTGGGAGTGCGACAATGCGCAATAAAGAAGTTATTACAGAGGCCAGGAAGCGCGGCTTTGTCACAGGGTCTAAAGTGTTCGGAGGCTACGACCGGGAGCTGTCTGATATAGACATAATGGTTCCTTACGACTTCCACTATAAGTTCGACGACATGCTCCGGATATGCGAAGGGGCGCGCTATTTGCCCCATAGCTATAGGGATGCAACTACCACCAGTATTTATATCCCACTCAACAATAAAGACTACAATATCATAATCGCTATGGACGCGGCGACGTTCAGAATTTGGCGTGAGGCAACAAAGATTCTTATTGCTGCGGTGAACGCCAGCGATAGTTTAAAGGAGGTGGTGTATTTCGATAAGCAAACAAGAGTAGATATGTTCAAGACTTTCCGATGGACGCTCGGGGATCTAAGCTTGCGGCTGAAAGCGCCTGAGCCGGTAGATCAACCATCGGAAGACGACATTCCATTTTAGAGGAGGAGCGTATGAATATTAAAGGCTCAGTACGAGGCGAAAAACTGTTCGAGTTTTTTGAGGGACTTAGAAGTGATGGAAAAGTATTGGGACCAGCGGTTTGGGAATGGTGGCATTTAAAAGTCAGCAAGCCCTATGATAAAGGAACCGTTCTGTCTTATATAGATGAATTGGGAACCGGCGTTCCTGTCCTGGGCGGAGTTAGTAATGCCGAATTCAACACCAAGCTCTGTAAGATACTAAAACCGGGAAGCAACATTCAAGCCCTTTATGAGTATAAGAATCGTCTACTAACCAAGGGGTTTGGCATTGCTCAAGAACAAGGAATCAAAAACTTCCGGGAGGAAGAAACTAGAAACCACCTAACTGCTATGAGCAACCATTACGATGGTATCGAGGAGATATGGGGACGCGATGCGAGAATCTATCGGGATAGTAAAGATGGACTATTCAAGGCCGATATCAAAATGGATCGTGCAGGGGGCTGGGAGAAAACAATGACCTTTGTTCAGAAGAATTGGGGCAGGTAATATGAATTACTACGAATTGAGAGCGGAAGTTGCGAAGCTTGTGCCAAGAATGATCAATCTTGCCGGAGTGAAGGGGAAGATCGAATTGGTGAAGGAGAAAGGGCGCAAGACCAACTATAAAGAGTTCAGCCTGGACGTACAGGGCTTCCAGGATAAGCGTCGGCTCCTGAATCTGGAAGAGGTGTCCAGCTTCTTAGAAATCTCGCTCAGAGCAGTGGCGTGCCCGATGCCTTTCAATATGGATGTGTGGGACGGCATAATCTGCCCCTACAATTGTGCGTATTGTTACGCTAACAACTTCCGCGCCTCGTTGTATACTTCTTTCTTCGATAACAGCAAATCGATGGGCCTTCGGCATTGTAACCCGAAGTACTACAAGAAGGAAATGGACAATCTTTTCAAGCTCAGAGGCAAGGATCCCCATAGCGTAAAAGGTGATATCCAAAAGGCCATCGCTAAACAGATCCCTCTCCGTATGGGCATTCGGTTCGAGGACTTTCTGAAACCGGAGAAGAAAAAGGGCGTCAGTCTCGAGATGATGAGGTATCTCGCGGACAACGATTATCCTTTAATGATTAACACCAAGTCGGACCTGCTCGGGGAGGACGCCTATCTTAAAGCGTTGAGCGACAACGAAGCAGGTACTGCTGTACATATAACCATGATATCCAACGACCGGGAGTTCACTCGTAAGATCGAGCCCGGAGCGCCCACCTTCGAGGCTCGCGTGGAATCCGCAAAGCGCCTAACCGCTGCAGGCGTCAGGGTCGTTGCTCGGATCGAGCCCTACCTTGTCTTTTTAAATGACGATCCGGATGCGGTACGGGAATATATGGATAAGTGTTGGGAGGCTGGTATTCGCCATATCACCTTCGACACCTACTCCTACTCCGCAAAAAACCCGGGAATCCGCAAAGCCTTTTTGAAGGCCGGATATGATTTTGATCGCCTCTTCCTCCTCGGATGCGATAGTCAAGGCCTGGGCTCGATCCTTCTCGATAAGTTTATGGACCTGTTCCGGGAGTACGGCTTCAAGTGCTCCACTTTCGATCTTGGTTGTGTTCCCGGGAACAACCAGATGGTCTGTTGCGAGGTCGGCGATCTATTCCAAGGCAGCGGTTGGAATTATGGCTGCGTTGTATCCGCTATCCGGTTTATCAAAAACAAGGACAGACCGGTTGGATGGGTTGAATTTGAAGAGTACGTCAACAAGAACGGGGGATTTCTCAGCGAGTCCCTGCGCTACGCTATGCACCAACTGTGGAATTGGGACGGTAATCTTTCCTACCGCGTCCAGTGGGGGCAAGGTATCGAGCCGATTGGAACGGACAGAGCCGGAATCGTATGGGAGTACCGGCAACACGAGGACTTCCGGGAGCAATTGCTGAAGGAGTTGTTATCGTGAGAACCAAAGGCCTAAAAAACGTCACCGTTCGTATAGGACGCACTTACAATTTAGGCAATTACGAATCGGTGCGGATCGACGTGGGATGCGAACTCGAGGCGCAAAAAAACGATTCCAATGAAGATATCGTTGAACGCGCCAGCGAGTTTTGTGAGGACGCATTACTCAAACTTGAGAAGACCTGCGGGGTAGACTACTATGGCGATTAAGGAATACACAGTGATGAGTAATAATGAGGAGTATCGTTGCTCGGTGTGCGGCGATGCCGAAATGCTCGTTGTTGATGAGGAGGGAGAGTTTATATGCACCGAATGTCTTTTTGAACGAGAATGCGAAGTGGACGAAGGAGATTGGTAAAATGGCAAAAGGACTTAATATGTTTTGTAACAAACAAACTTGGGCGAACGACGAATACAGAAACGCATACGACGAAGTTGAGTGGCCGGAGCATCCAAAGGATTGCAATTGCGCTCGTTGCTTCACAGAGAGGATGGATCGAAGTGAAAAAGAAACCTGAACCCTACTATGTTCCGGCTCAAGGATTTGACGATGCGCAACTTGGAAGAATCCTTGAGCGGCTCAGTCAGCAACTAGATTATCTCATAAAGGCGGTGGAGGCGAATGAAAGTATCAAAGAAGATCGAGACGCTGTTTGCCCATGCAGTAGCCCTCGAACAATCGGGTAGACTGCGCAATACTGTTTATTGCATTGAGGACGAGATCTATATCTTGAACCCAGACAATACCGTACTGCTCCAGATAAACGTAGGGGAGCAAGTATTTGATGAGCCTGTATCGTTCCGGGCCAACGACTACGAGAGCAATAAGTTCTATGTAGAGGACGGTAAAATTGTCTTCGAGACAAGGGCTGAGGGCTTTGTCCGAAAGAAGCGGTGCGGCGTCCCGGAAGCCAATCCAGAGGACGTAAGGGACATGTTCAATGAATTCGAGCGCGCTCCGCGCAGTGCTCCTACTGTAAAGCTTCATAAAGGAGTCCTGAAGGTGTTGGACGATAACCTCTCTCATATTGAGTTCTCTGGCGATGAGAACGGGCTGCAGATCATCCAGCGTAACATTTACGATGGATCGACAGTAGATATAACGCGGGAAGCGCCCAAGGGCTTGATGGAAGTGACGAAGGATATCTTCCCAACGGAGTTCGGGCCGATCGGTATGCGAACAAATGATTTCTTTGCTTTGTTCGTGTTTTTTGATACAATAGAATTCTCATTTACGGAATGGGGGTACTGTACGATCCTGGCAAGCAAAGCAGGAATAGTGATGCAAGGATTGGTCAGCTGGTGCCTCTACGATGAAATGGGAATAGTAGACGCCATTATAGAGGGGGTGAGAAAGAATGGGCGGAAAAAGTCGGAAGAGCGGGTCGGTGAGCAAGAAGCTAGTGGACCGCCTCGTAGAACAAAACAAAAAGGACAAAGCCGGAGGACAAAGTGATAAACCATCCAGTGGATCCAAAGGCTTACGAATATTTAAGGACTCTGAGCAATCGTGGTCGTAGGCCTAATTTCTGGACATCGGCTGAGTATTTCAATCGCGCAGGATGGAGGGATAACTCATTTGACGGATGGGTTTGGATCGAGGACGAATCCGGCAAGTGTATGCTCCCTCCTTTAATCCAGCGAGGAGCGACGCCCCAAACTCAATTTCCAATGGGCATCGATTATGTATGGAGCGACTTTCCAAATTGGGGACAGCCGGATTGGAATAAGTGGTTCCTAGATTTTGAATACCTCTACCGTCCCAAGTCCTTCCATAAGATGGAGGGCAAGCGGTGGATGAAGTTCCGTAAGAACATCCGCAAGTGGCCGCGTAGTTTGCCTGATAAGATTGAGCCTGAATATACCTTCGCCACTCCCATCAAATCGAATGTTGAAGAGTTGTTTGTCGAGTGGATGGGTACGTTCGGGGAGGGCCTGTCTTTTTACGATCCTGATGTTATGGCTGATTACGTCTTCCACCCACCTCATCACCAAGCCGCGTACTTATATGCGGGTGGAAAGCTGATGGGGATGAATATATGGGACTCCAACCATATGTTCATCAACTACCGGTACGCTATACATCGGGAGGAGCCCTTTCTAAATGAGTACTTGCGGTATTGTTTCTATATGGACAAGTGGGAGTCCTTGACTATTGTGAATGACGGAGGTTGTTGCGGAAGCAAAGGTTTAAAACAATTCAAAGATACCCTCAATCCCTGGAGAATAAGGGAGGTGTACACATGGGAGGCAAAATGAAAAGAGCAGATCTGTTGGAAGCCCTGGAGCGAGTAGCCCCGGGATTAGCTCAGAAAGAAAGCATTGAACAAGGCGATTGTTATGTGTTCCTCGGAGATCGAGTCGTGACCTTCAATGATGAAGTAGCGGTTTCGTTCCCTATTGATATCGGTTTCGAAGGAGCCGTCAACGCCAAGAAACTATATGAACTTGTGAAGCGGATGAAAACCAAAGAAATCACTCTAACCCCCAGCAAAGAGGAGCTGAAAATCAAGGGCGGCAAGGGCAAGGGTGGTATCCGGCTCCAGGAAAGTATTGCCCTCCCTATCGATGAGTTCAAAGGGGAGAAGGAGTGGGTGCCCTGTCCCCACGGCTTTCCTAAAGCCCTCCGGTTCGTTTTGTTCACCGTGAGCCAAGAGGAGCATCTGGGAGTTTGTACTGGAGTTCACGTGAGCGATACCTTCATGGAATCGACTGATAACTTCCGCGTGACCCGAAAGTATTATGAAGACCTGGAAATGCCTTTCGAGGACTTTGTGCTTCCCTCCGGATCTGCCAAGCACCTAACCAACTACGACTTAGGCGAGATCTACGTTGACGGTTCGTGGGCGCACTTCCGAGCGTTAGACAATACTGAGATCTCCGCTCGAATCTACAACGAAGAATATCCGAACTTGGACCGGTTCATCGATACAAAGGGCGGCGCTTGTATAGCTTTGCCTGATAACTTTCTGGAACTGGTAGCCAGAGCGGGGGTCTTCTCCGAGATGGACGAATCTCAGCCCTTGGAAAAGGTAAAGGTATCCCTCACCGATGACAAGATAACCGTTCGAGGCCGGAACGAACAAGGGTGGTTTGAAGAAGCGGCATCGACGGAGTACGATGGAGCGGATATTGACTTTATCTCTTCCCCAAAGCATTTGGCCGAAATGTACGCGGTGACCCCCAATCTGCGGATCATTGATGATAGGATCGTCTTCGAGAAGGAAGATGATTTTGTTTATATCACGGCCATGATTCAAGAAGACGACTAACCAAAAGCGGTGGTGGTGTAACTGGTAGCATACTTGGCCCCCAGCTAAGAGGTGTCGGTTCGAGTCCGATCCTGCCGCTCCAATCCGAAAGGAAAGGCAATGGAATTGAAACCTGTATATTTGGAAGCAAGGGACATACCGGATGCTTGGTTCCGGTTGATATACGCCCTGGTAGACGGGGCTGGATTTTCCTATGGCATAGACCAAGGCTCTTTTCAAAACGAGTTCAAGCGCCTTGAATTCGATTGGGTTACTGTTTACATCAAATTCCCCCATGGAGAGTGCCGACCAGTATTAAATCCTGCTTTGGGTCTGTCCGACCCAATCCCGCCAGATTTCGATATTGGATCCTACGCAGCGGACTACATCTTGACCGGAAACAAAAAGCCAGACGAGGCCTATACTTACGGACAGCGCCTGTCTAATTACAACTTAAACGCGGGCTCCTTCGACCAGATCCTATATTGGGTTGATAAGTTGAAGAAGGCCCCGCGTACCAACCAGGCTATTATGACCATAGCCGTTCCAGAGGACGGACTGCTCGAGGACCCTCCTTGTCTGCGTCATATTGATATGAGAATACGGGAGGGCGTTCTGATCTTCTATCCGTACTTTCGATCCTGGGACCTGTGGAGTGGCTTCCCGGCGAACCTCGGGGGTATTTCGATCCTCCAGCAGTTCATGGCGGAGGAGATCGGGGTAGAAGCGGGGCCTATGATTTGCTCCAGTAAGGGCTTGCATTTGTATTCATATGTATGGGAATTCTCAGCACAGATCCGAGGCCGGAACGTAGGTGAGTTCTTGAAAGAGGTGGCTGCATGAAAGGATTCTTTAGTACGTCAGAGATAAGAAAACCAAAGAAGACTATTACCAGTCCTCAATGCGGCAGGTGCGGCCTACATAAAGAATGCCGATCGCCAAAGATGGAGGTGGGTGGTAAAAAGGAAATCCCCATCTACTGGTTTGCTGAGGCCCCGGGAGCCCTCGAGGATAAACGGGGCACTCAACTTTGCGGCAAGGCCGGGAAGTACCTCCGGCGGATGGTCGAACGGATTGCCGATATTGATATTGAGGATTGCTTTAAGGACAACGCCGTTCGATGCCGACCGCCAGAGAATCGAGATCCCAAGGATCATGAGATCGAATGCTGCCGCCCGAACGCAATTAAATCGATCAAAGAAGCCCAGCCCCATATCATAATACCGATGGGTACTTATGCGAACCTAAGCTTATTGAAGCATACTTTCAAGAAGGACATCGGTACTGTTTCCAAATGGCAAGGGGCGACGATCCCAGACTATACTTTCAATGCTTGGATATGTCCTACCTTTCATCCATCTTACATCATGAGGGAAACCACTCCTGCATCGGCCAAAGTCATAATGGAACGCGATATTGCTAGGGCCGCAAGGTTATTAGAGGTCCCTTTACCGGAGTGGCGAGATGATGAGAAATGCGTAGAGATATTGAAGCATCCGGATGAGATCCGAGCGTATATCAAGGAACTGATCCGATCTAAACATACCTACCCTTTTGCCGCGTTCGATTACGAAACCACTGGTTTAAAACCTCATAGGAAAGGGCATGATATCAAGTGCGTCTCTATTTGTACTGAGGCCTACCGATCGGTAGCGTTTCCTATGCTGGATGAGATACGCCCCGTCTTCAAGAAGTTCCTACGAGATCCGGACATTTGGAAAGTAGCGCAAAACCTTAAGTTTGAGGAAGCCTGGTCGCGGGTCATATTAGGACAGGAGGTAGCCGGATGGTTATTTGATACTATGGTAGGTTCTCATATACTTGACCACCGAGAGAATATTACTTCTCTCAAACACCAAGTCTACCGTCGATACGGAGTAGCAGATTACGACTCCCACCTCAATTCCTTATTGAAAGGGACGAAACCGGGAGCCAATGCTTTCAACCAGATTGAAAAGATAGCGATCCGCGACCTATTGATTTATTGCGGACTGGACGCGCTTTACGAATACAGATTAGCCCTAGACGAAATGGAGGAACTCAGACCAAAATGGATAGAGCGACGATAGAAGCCAATTATTGTACGCCGCTAATGGTTGAGCCGACTACCCAATATGCGTACCGGTTCTTCCATGAAGGTATTTTAGCCCTGGCTGACGTGGAGCAAAACGGCATACGCATAGATGTGCCTAAGGCCAAGGAAGCTTACAAACAAGCTGGCAAAGACATAGATCGCCTTATGGATAAATTGGGAGACCATGAGGCTATGAAAGAGTGGAAGAAACAATACAAAAACAATGTCAATTTTGACTCCGATACCCAATTAAAAAAGGTACTGAAGAAGTTCGTCGGAGAGGACGTACCGAAGGCCGACGCGGAGACACTGAAGAAACTTGATTATGATAAGAAGTTCATATTAGACTTCATTCAAATCAGAAAGAAAAAGAAGCTCAGAAATACTTACCTCAACAGTATACTCCGTGAGACAGTAGATGGATGGCTCCATCCGTTCTTTCATCTACATATAGCGCGATCCTTTCGTTCTTCCTCTTCCGATCCCAACTTCCAGAACATGCCTAGCCGTGACTACGCAATGATGCAGATCGTGCGCTCGGTTATTCTAGGATGGCCTGGCCACCACTTGGTCGAGTTGGATTATTCAGGCGTTGAAGTCTCGACCAGCTGTTGGTACCACCAAGACCCTGTGATGTTAGAATACCAAGCGGATCCAATCGCCAACGATATGCATGGCGATATGGGCGTTCAGTTATATAAACTGGATACGCTGGATAAACATGATAGTCTTGAGAAACACATCAGAAAGTGTGCTAAGAATTCCTTCGTGTTTCCTCAATTCTATGGAGATTATTATGTAAAATGCGCGCAGAACCTTTGGGGGGATATCAATAAGTATGATCTCCATCTTCGGGATAATACGCCTCTCAAGCGGCACTTGTCCTCGAAGGGTATCAAAAACTATAAGCAGTTCGAAAAGCACGTGCAGGAGGTCGAGAAGGATTTTTGGGGTAGGCGCTTTAAGGTATACCAAGAATGGAAAGACGCAACTTGGGAGAAATATCTCAAGAATGGTTACGTTCAGTACCTAAACGGGTTTGTAGCCTCCGGTATGCTACGATATAATCAAGCAACCAACCTCCCCATTCAAGGCCTCGCGTTCCACGCGCTGCTTTGGAGCTTGATTAGAATAAACAATAAACTCAAGGCTGAGGGATGGGAGTCCCGGATCGTTGGACAAATACATGATTCGATTATCGCTACGGTAGCTCCCCACGAACTACAAGACTTCCTCGGTATGGCTAACAAGGTTATGACCCGCGACCTGCCGAAGGAATGGTCTTTTATTAACACGCCTCTGGAAATAGAGGCGGATTGCGCGGAGGTTGATGCGCCATGGAGTACGAAGGAAGAAATCGCCCTGCCCTCTGTATAGGAGGGCCATTGGACGGGCAGTGGAGAGCTGAACAAAGTGAGTTCTTAGAGGTCCCAATATGGAAAGAGCTTCCGTTTGTAAAATTGGATCCGCCCCCAGGAGCGATAATAGATGAGGCTACTCCGGCAGTGGAAATCGTTCATTACAAGCGTTACCATTTCGGTCCTTACGCAGATGTATTTGTAGCCACCGATTTGAAATTCGATGAAGCAATGGATCGATTGCTAAAATACTATCGGCCCATAAAATAAGGAGGCGCAGAATGGAAGGAGAAGACGAATAATGGGATTTATAAGAGAACATGTAGTCAAACGATTGACCCGCAGCTCCAAGTGGCCAAAGGTCCGTAAGGAATATATCAAGAACCATCCGGAGTGCGAAGCTTGTGGCCGGACAGACGGGCTGGAGGTCCATCATGTTAGACCCTTTCACACACATCCCGAATTGGAGCTGGAGGAATGCAACCTCATGACTCTTTGCGATAAGGGAATGAAATGCCATTTTACCTTCGGTCATTTAGGGCATTGGAAGTGCTGGAACCCATTGGTAGAGAGCCACGCAGCAGCGTTCATAGCGCGGGTCAAAAAGAGGAGGTGTTCCTAATGAAAAACGCAATGATCACAATAGGTCTTTTGGCGTTCAGTGGCTTTATAGCAGTATCGGCAGTGTACGGTATAGTCAGATTCTTTATGGAGTAAAGGAGGAGTAATGAGTTTATATAACACTTACAGGCCTACTAGCTTAGAGGAAATACAGGGAAATACTAGCGCCAAGCGGTCCCTTTCCAGTATAATAGAACGTGGCGAGATACCGCACGCTGTGCTACTACAGGGACCAAGGGGATGCGGCAAAACTACCTTGGCACGGATAATGGCGAAGGAACTGAAATGCGATACTATTGATCCAGCGCACTCCATGGACTTGCAAGAATTAGACATTGGGAGCTTCGGCGGCGTGGCTGAAGTAAAGTCTCTCAAGCGCAAGGTCTACCACAAGCCTATGAACGGTCCCGTCAGGGTCTGGATATTAGATGAGGCGCACGGTTTGAAATCAGAACAGGCCCGGAACGCTATGCTCAAGGTCTTGGAAGAGCCGCCTTCATATGTCTATTTCTTTCTATGCACTACCGATCCGCAGAAGCTCACCGCGACAATCAAGAGCCGGTGTACCCCTATCTCTGTAGGACCCCTCAATGAGAAACAAACTATCCGTTGGTTAAAGAAGATTTGCCAATTAGAGCAAACGAAAGTGCCTAATTCGGTGCTTCGAGAAGTATATAATGCTTCGCTAGGGCATCCGAGAGACGCGCTGTCCATACTGGAAACCATTCTAGGATTGGATCCTGAGGACATGGAAGGCGCTGCCCTAGAAGAGGCATCCAAACGGAATGCTGGGATTGAACTGGCCCGGGCCATTTGGAAAGGCGAAGATTGGGAGGTGATAGCCTCAATCCTCAAAGGCATAGATGAAGAACCCGAAACAGTTCGACGTATTTGTATGGGATATTTCAATACAATCCTTCTGTCGGGGAATGAAGCGGCGGCGGTGGCTATGGAACCTTTTTATGAAAAGAACACCTTCGATTGCGGAAAGCCCGGGCTTACTATGATGGCTTTCGCCGCATACAAAGACCTTCAGTAGGAGGTATCTAATGGCTCAATCACTTTCGGAAGCAGAACTCAAGAAAACCGTAAACACTTTCAAAGAGACAGGATCCAAAAAGGAGGCGGCAAGAAAGCTGGGTATACGACCTAAAACCGTAACACAGCGTCTCACTACGGCATGCCGAAAAGGTTTAACTTCCATGTCCGAACTGAGACAAAAGCCGACTCAATCTTGCTCCCTCGGATCCTCCTCTGTTATGAATCGGGAGCAATTTATGACCAAATATGACATTAGGACCCGTCAAGAAGCCGCCATCAAAGAAGGCGTTAAGCGCCTTAAAGAAATGGCGAATGATCGACCGGAAGACGACCCCATCCTCGGCGACCAGGAATTCAAACAGGAGTGCTGTGGAGGAGTATTGTCCCAAGGATTTCGTTCCGTTGCGGAACAAAGGGAATTTCTGCAGTATCAATTCAAGGTCGGCGAGAAGGTATTTTGGACTACGCCGAGGACAAAGAAGTGGGCCTTGGCCAACGTGAGCAGAGCGAGGGATCTAAATGACGTCACGTAATGAGTTCAAGCACGAACATGATCCCAATCCGAAAGAAACCGCTTTAAGGAACTATGTTAAGAAGCTGGAGAAGGAGAACTCAGCTCTTAAGCGGCAGATCGGAACAGATGAATCGTTATTCGATTGTATCAAATGCGCTCTTCATTCATTCCCACCCCCAGAGAAAGTCAAGTATGACAAGCCTAAACTAGGCCATGACGAAACCCATGCGGTTCTCGTAACAACTGATCAACATGCAGAGGAAACCGTCTTGGCGGAGGAGATGGAAGGACTTGCTTCATACAACTGGGCTACTTTCTTGGATCGAATGGATGCTACCACAAGGAAGGCCTTAGAACTTGTGAACATAGCAAGACAGGCTGGTCCAGTGCGCTACCTGGACATTTTCAGTTTAGGAGATTGGTTCTGCGGTAAGATCCAACCTCAAGAAGGGGCCTATGCAGTGGAGATGCCTATGCCAGTAGCTGTGCCTTCTGTTGCAAAGGTATTCGCCAAGATGATCGTAGGACTATCTGCCCATTTCGAAAAGATCCGGGTACATTGCATATGCGGCAATCATGGCAGGGACGGGAAGAAGCCTGTATTCAAAATGACCGCCGACCGTAACTGGGACATGTCGGCGTACCTGATGGCCCAAGCTTTGACAGAGCAATGCGAGAACGTCGAGTGGAATCTCCCACGATCGATTATGACCGTGGTAGATATTATGGGGTGGAATTGCCTGTTGACTCATAGCGGTGAAGTAAACATGAATAATCGCACTCCATACTACCCGATCGAATCGACTTTTGACATGGAGTACAAAGCCCGAGCCGGAACTGATAAAGAATTCAAATATGTATTTACCGGCCACTGGCACCACCGCGCAGTGCTCGACGATTCTATCTTTCTGTGCCCTAGCATGATCGGCCCAAGTCAGTTTAGCAGGTTCAAACTGCACAAAAGAGCAGCCCCCGCGCAGCTACTTGGGTTCTTCTCTGAAAAGCTAGGCCTGATTGAGGAGCGGAAGATTATGCTATAAGGGGTCTTTTTATCCTTAAAAATAAAGATTTCCTTTATTAAAAACCATTTTATAGCCCTAGTTCAAGACTGGCTAGGGCTATATTTATGGGCGAAGGGGGAAAGTAAATGGAAGGCCGCGAATTAAATTACCATAAAGATATCAAGATCGATCCCGACGCGCTGGACGTGGAATGGTTAGATCAACCAGACCTCCTTTTGGATTACTCTCTGGCGCAAGATCAAGCTGGGAAAGAACGGGATGCGAAAAAGGTTGAGTTAGAGAAAGCAGAGCGGCACTTGAAAGAGGAAAAGGCCCGGATTGCTTTGGATATGAAGAAAAACCCGGAAGACTACGATCTTCCTAAAACCAGCGACTCTACCATAGAAGATGCCGTCACTATAGATCCTGATTACAAAACAGCCAAGGATGCATACTTCAAAGCGCTGGAGGCCTTCAACGAAGCGAAGGATAACTTCAATCGGATATACTCCGCTACCAAGTCCATAGAAGGCAGAAAAGCCTCTCTCGAGAACCTAGTCAAGCTTCTCGGCCAGCGGTACTTCGCCGCTCCTAATGCGGAGAGGAACTTGAAAGACGAACACTACAAACGGACTGCCCAGACCAAGAAGATGGCGAGAGAAAAGATCAAAGCGCGGAGGACTAAATGAATTGGTACCACTGGGCGCTACTAGCGGTGGCATTGTTATTCTTTATACCAGCTGTAGTGCATATGTGTATGTTTATGGGGGCCACCGGCTTTTACAAAGCCAAGTCCCAATACGTTAAGGACTTTTTAAAAGGAGGAGTGAGTCATGGGGAAGATGAGCGCAAGAACAAAGAAGAGAGCCCAAGAGAATAAAAACAAAGGGGCTGCCAACACATTCAAGCTGCCTGACGGCGCTGAAATGTACAAACCAAAAAAGGGAACGAAGTCTATCGATATCATACCATACACGGTGACTATCGATAACCATCCCGACGCGGAGAAAGGCGAGCAATGGTGGGAACGCACTTACTTTGTACACTTCAATATTGGACCGGAAGAAAAGCCAAGGATCTGTCCAAAGACTTTCGGCAAGCCCTGTCCGATTTGCGAAGAGCGGAAAGATTTGATGCGAGAGGATGATGAAGCAAACCAAGACCTCATCGACGAACTCAAGCCCAAGGAGCGCGTACTGTACAATATCATCGATCTTTCCGATCAGGACAAGGGCGTTCAGCTCATGGATATGTCCTACTTCTTATTCGGAAAGCAGTTGGACGAAGAGATTCGCGAAGGCGATGACGAAGTAGCCGATTTCGCCGAGCTGAAAGGCGGCAAGACCCTCAAGGTCCGATGGGCTGAAAGATCATTGGGAACGAACACATTCGTCGATGCTTCCCGTATCGACTTCAAAGATCGGAAAGACTACGATGACGACATCTTGGACGATTCGTTCGACTTGGACAATATCCTGATCGTTCGGAGTTATGAAGAACTCCAGGCCGAACTTCACGGTACTGAAGCGCCGCCGGAGGAGTCCGATGGCAAAAAGGAAGACAAGAGCGACGATGACGGCGACGATGACGGCGATGATGACGAAGAGGCCAAGAAAAAAGAAGAGATCAAGAAAGAGCGCGAACGCCGCCGAGCTGAGAAAGCTGCGAAGGCAGAGAAAGAAAAGGGCGACGATAAAGACAAATGCCCCCACGGCCACAAGTTCGGAGCAGACACCGATGATTACAACGAGTGCGATGACTGCGACCTCTGGGTAGAGTGCGACGACGCAAAAGAACAAAACAGCTAAACCGGTTGCCCCCTCCTTAATACAATAGGAGGAAAGCCATTGTGGCCAATCCCGACTGAGCCTAAGACACAACAATTAGGGAGGGGGCTTTTTTCAAAGGAGAAAATATGGGTAGGACAACTAAAAAAACCAAGACCGAGAAGCTGGCAGAGCAAGTCGATTCGTTCGAGCCCGAAGTCAATGACGACGATGACCGGGACGCAAAAGACCCCAACAACTTTATCCCTACCGGCTCTATTATGCTTAACCTCGGCCTATCTGATATGTGGAACGGCGGTTGGATGAAAGGCCGAATGCACCAGCTAATCGGAGACTCTTCCACTGGGAAGACTCTCGTGGCTGTGACTACCCTGGCCTGTATGACCCAAGAGAAGCGATTCGATAATTATCGTTTGATATTCGACGATATTGAAAGGGGATGCGGCTTCGACATAACTGATGTGTCTAAACGACTGGCTGAACGGATAGAGCCCCCTAGAGAACCGACTGAAGAAGACGATGGGTATTCTGACAGCATCGAAGACTTCTGGGACAATATTACCAATGCAATCGAGGACGGTCGGCCCTTTGTTTACATAGTGGACTCTTGGGACTCATTGGACTCACTGGATGATAAGAAGAAATTAGCCCAACAGAAAAAAGACCGGGAGGAGGGCAAAGAAACCAAAGGCTCTTATGGAGGAGCCAAGCCCAAGAAAGCCTCCGAGTTGCTTCGAAACATCAAATCATCAATTAAGAAAACCGATTCTATTTTGATTATCATATCTCAAACCCGAGAAAGCATGGATACCTTCTCCTTTGAGAAACGATATGTGGCGGGAGGCAAAGCCATTAGGTTTTACAGCTGGAGCCGAATGTGGCTAGTATGGGCTGGTAAGATTACCAGGGGCTCCGACAAAAAGAAGGTACAGATCGGCGGTCGGTCCCTCATCGATATAGACAAAAACCGGACCACCGGAAAGAAACGCAAAGTCCCTATGGCTATCTATGATGAGTTTGGATTAGACGATTTGGGACCAACGATCGATTTTATGGTGGAGTGGAGTGAGAAATGGAAGAAATCTAAAGCCTCTATCAAGTGCCCTAAAACATTTCTGGACGGAGCCACCATGTCTAGGACCAAGCTCATTGAGACCATCGAAGCAAAGGGATTGGAAAAAGAACTGGCCAAGCACGCCCAAAAGGCATGGAACGAGCGGGAAGCGTCCTTGAAATTGAATAGGAAAAAGAGGTTTCACTAATGAAAATAGTAGTGTTGGATTCTAACTACCTTTGTTACAGGGCGCTTCATACTACTGGAGGGCTTTCGTATAAAAACATCAAAACCGGCGTGATATATGGGTTCTTAAACCAACTTCTTACTATCGCAGGGCAGACCCGTCCTGATTCAGTAGTATTCGCTTGGGACTCCCGGCAATCCAAACGCCGGGAGATCTGCCCTTCCTACAAAAACCGTAAACATCGGAGCGATCCTGTAGAAGCAGAGGAGATGCGAGATGTATTCAAGCAATTCCGCACTCTCAGGAAGGAAGTAATTCCTAATATTGGCTTCGATGATATCTTCAAATTCCGGGGCCTCGAGGCTGATGATATCATAGCCCAGATGGTAATGGATGAACGGTACAAGGATCATGAGTTCACTGTAGTCACTGGCGATGACGATCTTCTTCAGCTCCTCGACTACTGTCGGATCTACCACCCTATGAAATTGGAATGGAAGGACCGGGATTGGTTTATCAAGTCCTATGGCATCGTCCCGCAGAAATGGACTATGGTCAAGCAAATGGCCGGTTGTACATCAGACAACGTAAAAGGGATCTCCGGGGTAGGTGAGAAGAAAGCGATCCAGTACCTGACCGGGAAGATGAGCCCTAACTCCAAGATATACAGTCGTATTGAATCTAAGGAAAGTCAGTTTATTATCAATCGCAACAAAGAGTTGGTTTGCCTTCCTTTCAAAGGAACGCCCAAAGTAGACCTGAGCGAATCAGAGGTACGAGTCCATATGCGGAGACTGAGAAGGATCTGTAAGGAATTAGGAATACGAACGCTAATCAGTCCTGATAAGCATGATGAATGGGAAGCTTATCTAAACGGAGAATGATATGATAATGCCTTGGGGAAAATACAAAGGACAGGATCTTGAAAAGGTTCCGTCTGGGTATCTTCGGTGGTTGTCGCTTAATTGTGAGGATGACGAGATTGCCACCGCTGCTGATGAAGAATACAGGTGGCGCACCGATATGAATGCGCACTTCAGCGATTAGGAGGATAGGCCACCAATGTGGGAGTTATATTATTATTTTTGGAAAGCATGGGCAAGGCGGAAGAAGTTTAAATGTATTGAATTCTATCTCTACCGTACCGCCATGTGGGTTCTGACCGCTAAAAAGCACTTCAATAGGAGAAATTATCCTATGATGCGACAAGCTGTTTGGTGCGCGTTTACTCCAAGCGGTTTATGGAGATTATAAAATGGCTTCTAATAAAGGTCCAAACTTCGAGAGATTGATACCAAGGGAACTGTCCCTTTGGTGGAGCGGGGGGAAGAGAGATGACATATTCTGGAGAGTCAAAGGATCCGGCGGTCGGGCCAAGACCCGACTCCGGACCAAAAAAGTCACAACATACGGCCAACATGGGGATATCAAAGCTGAAGACCCAATTGGAGCTCCTCTCCTTACAGTTATCACTCTTGAGCTCAAGAACGGATATGGCCAGTGGAGCTTTCTCGACGTTCTCGACCATCCTCCAATGCGCAAAGGACAAAAGCATAGGACACTTCAAACCTTCGAAAGCTTTATGAATCAGGTCCAAGAGGATGCGGATGCGGTAGGGACTCACCCTGTCCTTATATGTAAGAGGGACAAAAGGCGCAAGTTCATCGTATTGCCCCTCTTGCTTTTTGCCGAGATACAAACTGGATATGGCGAGTATCAAGGTTTCACTATTACTATCGAGCGCAATGAATTCATCAAACAACCTATGATTGCGGTAGACTACGACCGCTTCTTTGGCTGGTGTCTGCCGGAGTTCTTCTTGAATTACGAGAAACGTAAAAGGTGATAAAATGACAGAAAGAAAGCCCATAGCCGCGTGGCAAAAAGAGACGCACAAGTGTGCAGTAAGCAAAGGATGGTATGATGAAGATCGAGAGGTTCCAGAGTTATTATGCCTTCTTCATTCGGAAATCTCTGAAGCACTGGAGGCGTACCGAAACAATCTGGGACACGCTGAGTTCGGAGAGGAGCTGGCCGATTTAGCTATCCGACTTTTGGACTGCTGCGAGTACTGGGGGATAGATCTCGAAGCTGAGATCGCTAAGAAACACCACTATAATTTGAACCGTCCCTACCGGCACGGTAACAAAAAGTGCTGAATTACAATCGGGGGACGTAGTAGGATTGGATTTAAATTTGAGGTTCGAGCCGGGGTTTGCAGATGATCAATACAATCGAAATAGAGAACTTCCAAAATATTCGCCACGCATCGATGGATCTGGATCCGGGGATTAACATCTTCATTGGGGAGTCGGATCAAGGGAAGTCAGCTATTGTAAAGGGCCTGTATTGGCTTTTCTTCAACCGGCCTTCGGGCGATGCGTTCGTGCGAGATGTCTCGCCAAATAAAAAAGCCTCTCGCTGTAGTTGTTCTGTTACCCTGGACAACGGTACAAAAATCGAGAGATATAAAGAGAGGAGCGAAAATGCGTACCTTATCGGCCAGAAAAAGAAGAAGGCGCTGCGGTCGGACGTACCCGAGGAAGTACTGGAAGCCCTCCCACTCTCTGAGACTAACATCCAAGCCCAATTCACCCCGTTCTTCTTGCTCTCCCTCTCCCCAGGACAACGGGCCAAGCTTCTCAACTCCGCTGTGGGACTTGATCAAATCGATCGGAGCCTGGGCTGCGTAAACTCTTTACAACGCGCTGCTGTGAAGGAAAAGAACCGGCTGGAGCAATCGGTGGAAGAAAAGAAAGAGGAGCTGAGTTCCTATGCCTGGGTAGACGAAGCAATAGAAGCAATAGATCGATTGTGCAAACTTTACGATCGGGATAGCCAGCTCGCGGAGGACCGCGATTTCTTAAGGCACGTCCTAGAGCGTATTCAAGAATTGAACGCCACCCTCGACATTGATATCAAACCTACACTAGACGCGGCGGATGATATTAGTATACTCTCCGATAAAGCGCAGGAGTTCAAGCAGCAAGAAAAAGACTATCATTACTTGAACGGTCGCGTAGATTTTTTAAGGATCCAGGAGGAAGAGCTGGAGAATGCTTTGGAAATATTAGAAGCCCAGGGAGATATCGAAAAATTAAATGAATATATCTCACGTTTCAAAAGATTGGAAACTGAATCCGACTATCTGACCAGTCTAACTGAGCGGATGGCTAGATCCGCAAAGCAATTGAAGCTCGCTCAAAGAGACAAAAAGAAGGCTGAGGAACGATATGATAATCTAATGGAAGGGTATAAACAATGCCCATTGTGCGGAAGTCATTTAAATGAAAATTGAAAGGTACGGAGTTCATAAAATAAGCGGGGAGACTTGCTTTCTGTTGGAGTTTTGGGGAGATCCCGGGATTGGCAAAAAGATCTTGGAAGCTTTTGATCGTATTATTGCTGAGTCTATTGTGCCGAAACCCGAAAAGCCTACGCCTAAATCAAATCGTAGAATACCAATTGAAGAACTTTGGGAATCCCTGATGAGGAATGATTGGACTGTGTCGCGGGTAGCTGCGGAATATGACCTCAGTCGGGGTACTATTTATAATCGAATGTCTGTTCAAGGCATAAGCCGAAACAAGGAGAAAGCCATTGCACGTTGGGGGCATGCCGGACCTTCATCTAAGAGGGACCGCACCGGCGAGACGAACAGATAAGTATTACGATACTCAATTTGAAAAGGCAGAGTTCTGCTTTGAGACTTTCGAAGACAGAGGCGTTGAAGTAGTTTGCTTTCCGGGAGATGTATTCAATAATTATGGCAGAGATCCCTATTATTTATTGGTAGACCTGCTGCAACTCCTGAGACGGTACAGCTTCGAAGTCGTAATGGTTTATGGGCAGCACGATCTCCGCTTCCATGATCTAACCGATCGCAATACTCCGGCCAGAGCCTTGACCTGTAATGAGCAGGTCACGCTTTTAGAATCCTCTCCCCATTCTATTGGCGATGCATTGTTTCACGGAGCCAGTTGGGGAGAGCCTATTCCGAAGTTCAAAAGAAAGGAGGCCTCCAATGTGTTGGTCTGTCACAAGACTATCGGCAAGGCCTGGAAGGGTCAAACCGGCTATCTCCCGGCTAAAAGATTTCTCAAAGGGAATCCTTTTGATCTTATCATTTCCGGCGATAATCATGCTAGTTTTCATACGGTGGATGGTTCTGGGCGTTGTCTTGTTAATAGCGGTTCTTTGTGTAGGATGGAAAAGGACCAGGCCGACCATAAACCGAATTGTTCGATCTTCAATACAAAATCTAAAGAACTTGAGATCATAAAAATTCCAGTTCAGCCCTTTGAAGAAATAATGGATTTGTCCTCGGAGCCTGAACCGAAGGCAGCCGAGTACAGTGAGAAATATCTGGCCTCTTTCGTAAAGGGGCTTGAAGAAAAGATGGGGAGCAGTAATAAATCCGCGTACCGGAACGCATTGGACTTGTTGTTCCCATCCATTAACCCTAGCGCGCAAAATATTATAAAGGAGTGTTGTAATGGTTGACAATGCGTTGGAAGAACTTATGGAAGAAGCTGAAGGCCTTGTTCGCCGGATAGAGAAGGCCAAGATTGAAGAGGCGAAAGTACGCGGTAAAATTGAGGAAGCCAAGGAAGCAATGGTGGAACGGTTTGGCGTGGAAAAAACCAAAGATGCTAAGAAGAAGCTAGAGGAAATCGAGGAAGAAATGGACAAGGTCGGAGAGGAAATGAGAGCGCTCCGAGAAGGCATCAAGGATAAGTACGGGATATGAACGAAGCAGAGGATCTGACAAAGCTCCAAGAAACAATACACAAACGAGTAGCCACGCGAGATTACATCGCGCAGGACCTGAAGCGGCTGAAGCTCAAACTCCGCGCCCAGAAGCGTTACCTGGAAGACGTAGAAGAGGCGCGGGGGGTAATGCAGATGGCGGCGGAGATGGCGCAACGGCATTTGGAGTTCCATATTGCCAATCTAGTGTCCTCAGCATTGTACGCAGTATTTCCAGATCCGTACAAGTTCGTGGTTCGGTTCGTCTCCAGGCGAAACACTACCGAGTGCGATATGTTCTTCGAGAAAAACGGGATTGAGATGGAGCCTGAGTTCGCCTCCGGGGGAGGTCCACTAGATGTCGCTTCCTTCGCCTCCCGAATAAGCCAATTGACCTTGGAAGAGGTTATGCCCTTAGTAATCCTGGATGAGCCTTTTAAAAACCTTAGCAAGAACCTGATAGAAAATGCGTGCGCTATGTTAAATGCTCTGAAAGAAAAGTTGGGGATTCAATTTATTATAGTAACGCATGTACCGGAACTGGTCAAGGCCGGTGATGCCGTCTTTCAGGTCCACAATGGAGAGGTGCGATCATGGCAGGAATCCACGAAATCTTAGCGCAGGACAATTTCTATGTAGACGAGACGCATCCGAGAAAATCCTGTACTTTATACAACGAGCATATCGTCTGCCATCCTGACGATCTTGATTTGGTAAGGGAAGGCTTGAGGGCGTTCTTTACCGCTCAAGATGTTCAGAAATGCACTGGCAAGAAGTTCTGGTTCCAACCGGCTGGAACAAAATCTAGGAGGACTAAAAAATGAGCTTGCCAGATCCTAATCGCATGCCCTGTATTAGCGTAGATCGGCCTTGTGATATCCATCGTATAGAATGCGAAGTTAGAGGCTTAAAGGAAGTACCAGAAGCTGCCAAGTGCCGCTATTGGGAAACTGGATGCACTGAAGAATGCTGCCGTAGGGCAAATAGAAACCGCGAGGTATGCAACCTGGAGTATTGGGAGAATAGACGGTACGGGGAGAGTCTCTGGCCCATACCATAAGGAGGACTAAATGATCGCTTTTGATTTAGATGGAGTTTTGGTTGATCTCATGCCCATCATAAAAGATGAGATTGAGAAAGCTGGGGACCAGATTCTCCCTGGAGACCAATATCATGTGACTACCTATAATGGTATGAGTAATAGGGACTTTTGGGAGTGCGTTGCTAAAGCATATAAGAGGCCCAAAGATATTTGCCCGCGTACCGGAGCGCAAGAATTGTTAGAGGTAGTTCACGAAACCACAAACCGTCCTATTGACATTGTGACAGCGCGGCCTTCTTGGTCAGCAACAGAAACCTACCTCTCGTTGGAAGAGATTTTCAAAGTACCACTCCGCATTGTATTTGCAAAGGGCGGATCGAAAGAGAAGTGGCGCTATCTGAACGGTTATCATTTTTTCGTAGAGGACCGGCGCAGGACTGCTTGCGAATTAGGATCCCACCGAATAACTACGTTTTTATTGGACGCGCCCTACAACCAAATGGCCGATCCGCCACATGTAGTGCGGATATACAGCCTCAATCAGTTGACCTCGCTGATTATGGCAGAAGTGATAGACATCAAGGAAGGAGCGCTGGCTTATGAAAGACAGTGGATCGAGACAAGAGTTTGAAACAGGAGCGGTTCGGGACACGGCGGAGGGCAAACCGCGACCGGATTTAATATCACCCTACGCCAATCTCCGCGAAGGCCGATGGCTCCAAAAAGGCGCAGAGAAGTATGATGAACGCAATTGGGAGAAAGGAATACCAATCTCCCGATGCATTGCTTCTCTGGAACGGCACTTATTAGCCTACAAGCAGGGCTTAACCGACGAAGATCATATGGCAGCGATCCGATGTAATGCGGGGTTCATTCTTCATTTCGAAGAGCTCATAGACCGGGGAATCATCCCACCTGAATTAGACGACATGCCGCACTATGAAGAGCCGCCGAACTAAGAACGTCAAACGCTTTTGCCGCCGATGCGGCAAGTGTTGCAACCCCAACTACTTTTATTGCAAGTACTGCCACCCCATTGTATCCAATGAGTGTGGCGGCGAAGCAGAAGCCGTATTTCATGGAAATACTGTTAAAGAAAATCTACTCTCAGAATCTCCGTTACCGGAGGACCGCTTCAAGGAGGAACTCTAATGGGACACAGAAAAGTGAAACTAGGTTTGCTGGAGAACGGGTCAATTATGATCGGGACGTTAACAAAAGGGGAACTGACCGATGCCTTCCGTTTGGTAGCGAAACCGTCTGAGAAACCAGGCGACTTTGCTATCGAGTTTATAAACCCGTTCGTTCCTTACAATGGGAAGATGAATTCAGCTCTGGACCGGATGGGAACCCGGGCTTTTATTGCTTTTTCGTCTGCCAGTGAGAACATTGAGGCAAAATATTTAGAACTGGTGACTGGCGTAACCTTGCCGCAACGCAAAAATGCGCGGGGCGGCAAAATAGTCTCGGCCAATATTATTGACGGGGTCAATTTTAAAGATGGGAAGTAAACCAACCATTACTGTAATCTCCTTTCTATGGGGAGGGTGGTATGGCCTGAAAAAAGAGTACCTGTCCGCTCTGGAAAAAGGCATCCGCTCCCATACCACTTTTCCCCTTAGATTTGTGTGCCTTTCTCCTGATGAAAAGGGACCTATCGGCTCCTGGGAATTCTTGCCTTTAAAAGCTCCTAGCGAAAAACAGAACCTAAAGAAGTTAGGATTATACAATCCCGCCAACGGATTCCACGGGAGGCTGTTCGTTGTAGACCTAGATGTTATAATCGTTGGATCGCTGGACGATCTCTTCTCCTTAGATGGAGAATTTTATGTCAAAGCGGAACATACCCCTTATTTAAGAGGGACTTTAGTGCCAGACGGCGACATATACCTTCAAAACGTAAATAAAGCCACCTGGGATAAAGTCTGGAATTTTATAAACAGAAATATTGGAGCAATACAAGCGAATACACGAGGCCGAGAGCGAAAGTTCTATCAACGATATGCTGAATTGTTCTGGAACGTGACTTTCCTTCAGGCAGTATGCCCAGGCCGGATCTTCTCCTACAAAAGGGACAAGATTTATAGAACAAAGGAGATACCGGAGGGGGCCAGCTTAATAAGCTTCCACGGGCGAAAGGCTAAACCGCACTACCACAATTGGATAATGGAAAGGTATTGGTATGAAAATCACATTGATAACAGGGGCTCCTAGATCTGGAACCAGCATGATTGCTGGGATAATTGCTAAGTGCGGAGCTTTCGGCGGCAAGACCAGTCCACCCAATCCTAATAATCAAAAGGGCATGTTTGAAAACATGTATATTCGCAATCAGCTGGTCAAGCCCTTTTTGAAGAATCTAGGAGTGGACCCTTTGGGCCAGTTTCCTCTACCGAATCCGAGGCGCTTCATCCCCAAAAACAAATATGCCAAACCCATGCTACAAGGAAGGGAACTGCGGCGGCAAGTACTAACGACCTTCCACAATGAAGGGTGGGATCGGAAAGCTCCCTTGTATTATAAGGGACCCAAGATGTGCATCATGTGGCCCTTTTGGGTATTCTCTTTTCCAGAAGCTAAATGGCTATTGGTTCACCGGGATATTGATCAAATAGCAGCCTCTTGTAAACGGACTCCTTTTATGAAAGCCTATGAGAGCGCGCATGAGTGGAAATGGTTCGCTGAAAAATACAGGGAGTATATGGGCAAAATAAAAGAATACATACCGGAAGACAGATGGCGCGAAGTATGGAGCAACAAAGTGATTGAAGACTATACTCTAATGAAACCTATGATCGATTGGCTCGGGCTCGAGTGGAAAGAAGATGAGGTGAGAGAATTCATCGATCCCGCTTTGTATAATCAAGGGCGTAGTTAAACCCAACATACTTTCCATCTATGTAGCCCCACCTATCGTGCTTCCCAGTGACCTGATAACGACCCCGGATATCCAAATGAAATCCGGGGTTGTTCCATTGTGGATAGATCCCCAATCCAATAAAACCAGACAGCTGTAGTCTGTCCAATATTTGTAACATTTTGATTACCTGAGAATAGAAGGAGAGATCTTCCTCAATATGGAAGTCGGAGGCCTCCCCGGTATAGTGGTAGGAGGCCTCCGAATGGCCAGAGGTAGCGAACCCGGCATGGATCTTGAAAGGATAGTTGTAAACGCGGCGAATGCTTTCTAAAGTGAACAGCTGAGCGCCGCTCATTTTGTCCGGATCACCCCAAGCTTCTCCCGGAGAGAAGTGCTTAATTAGTTCCCAGATCACTGTCCGGGACCTCATCAGGAAACGCGATGCTGCGGGAAGGAGGACTGTTCATTTTCATAAACTGACTTACATTTCCCATGAACTTTGATATATTCCTCATAAATGTTTCTATTTTTTCCAGCCTACGGCTTAAATCAGTTTGACATTCCCGGCGACAGGCTTCGCAGTGCTTGGTATGATTTGTGACTGACTCTTTGAGGCTCTTAATTTGTTCGTCTTCGTATGCCAACATAGCAGAAGCTTTGCCCCATATGAAAGCAACACCTGCTACTGTAATAATAAAATTGATCACGAGTGCGATCACGTACCAATTTACAGTGATCACATTTGGCTCCATAGGGGCCTCCTCTTAAGTTATGTTTCCAAGGTTCTCCACATAAAACTTGACCTCTTTCTTCAAAGGCAAATCATTTCCATAGGTGGAATTGTAGGTGCCTGAGAAAGTGATCACCCTAGCCACATGGTACTCAGTTTCGCCCGACTGTATGGCGAGGTCATCGCCAGATAATACTACACATTCAGTAGTTGAAATTGGAGCGGCGGCATCTACAGCTTCTCTGCTATTGATGACGGTACCACTCATATCAGTCAGGGTCCACGATAGGGTTTCAGGAGCAACAGCAGAACCAGCCTCATCAGTGAAGGATCCACAAATCACCCCCGTTCCCTTTTCTTTCAATACCGTAGTAGAGATTTCCATAATCTCACCTATTACGAGTTACTGGCGATGAACGTATACTGAACTTCCAACGTATCACCTTCGTCCAAACCGGTCTTGTCGCCGCCAGAAAACGCCCCACCACAAAGCAACACACCAGTGGAACCCGTATCTACGCTAGCAAGAAAAGCACCGCCAACGGTTTCGTCAGAGCCCCCGGAGGCAATGGTAAACTCGGCTTTGCTTGCGGAGTTGTCCATCTGAGGAGCTGCAGGGGAAGTCACATCAATCACTTCCAGAAACTCTTTTCGTGTGCCGTCATAGGTAGTAAACTCTGGCAGATCTGCAATCCCATCGGTCGCTGAAACTGAACCGCCCGAGTTCAATAAACCAATAAACCAGGGCGCGCTGTTGCTTTCCCCACTACTCTCAGTGCCGTAAAATATCCTTTGCAGGATATGAGAGAGGCCTTCATTCACAACCATGTTATCGAATTCTTCCCTCCACTTTACGTTGCCGTGTTTGTCTTTGCACGTCATTGTAAAGAACCCGCCAACCGCCAACTTCGTTGAATTCATAGTACATTCCTCCTTTTTACTTGACTTCTACTGAAGCTCCAGCCTGTTTTATTTCCGCAGTAACCCCAACTTGTTTTACAGTTGCAGTCACATTGCTCTGAGATATAGTAACTGTCATTGTTACTTTCCCAACCGGGACGCGGAATGTTTCCTGAGACCAATCATAAAACTCTACACCGTCTTCTACATATACAGAATAATCCGCGAGTCCCCAAGCAGTGTCTGATACTACTATATTATCGATTATTGAAGCCCGAAAGACAAGAGAAAGTATCTCCCGTTCCTCACTAAACTCAACGTGATCGATCACACTAACAGTTTCTATATTTTTCCAAGCCCTGGCAATATCCTGAAATTGTACCCCATCTTCCACTAAAGCTAACAAACCAGTGATCACAACTTCGATAGGATCCTGGAAGTATGCTGTTTCTAGAATCTGCGCGATAGCTGCTTTGGAAGCTTGGGGGGTGTCCGAGAAGTAAACGGTTTCCGACATCAGCGCGGTAAGCAATGGCAGGTATACTGTATCATTGAAGTAAACAGTATCTCTTACCTCCACACTTGCGACTAGACTGGGCTGAACGGTCGTGCTTATATAAACTGTTTCCTCATTCAAAGCTTGTTTTACAATATTATGAGGAGACAAACTATCACTCACATAGACTGTATCTGTTACTGAAACTATAGTAGAAGCAATCCTGCTCGATTCATCCGAGAAGCAGACAGTGTCTTCCACTGTCTCCAACCACTTGTTCCAGGCATACGTCCAGGACAGCCAGAACACTACCCGATCTCTGACCATCCCAACCAGCGCCCCCGATCGATCTTGAAGCGTGGTAAGGTATAGTATCTCTTCTATAGAACTCGTAGCATCTTTACGAGGATAAGGAATCGAATCAGACACAGCGAGAGCGTCTTCCATTTCTGAACTGGCTCTAACTGCAGGCACTGGGTCTTGCGCAGTCACATAAACCGTATCAGAAATAGCGGCTGGAATCGTATAAGTCGCTAGTGCGTTCTCATTCAGGTACAGGTAGTCCTCTATTTCTAAATGAACAACTGTCCTGGGCTGAAGCGCCTCCGATAAATATAAAGTCTGAGCGATTGAGGCCCTAGCTACTCGCGCCGGATCGGGACGTAGATCATTGAAGTAAACTGAATCGGACAAGGAGCCCTGAACAAGCAGTCCTACCAAAGGATTTCCATCGCTGAAATAGACCGTTTCGCCAATGGAGGACCTACCTACTGCCCTGGGCGCTAGAACTGTTGAGAAGTACGCTGTTTCCACCCGAGATGGGTGCAAAGTACTAAAGCCATGTAATGCCTCGGACAAATACAAAGTATCTGTGATAACAACAGCTGCGGAACGGCATCTCACTAAAGTACACTGTTTCGGTAGCAGAGGGGCGTACTGTCGCAATTACTGCAGGAGTCCCATCGTCAAAATAAACAGTTTCAGAAACAGAAGGACGAACCGCAGCAATGACACTAGGACTCCCATCGTTGAAATAGACTGTTTCAGAAATCCTACCAGCTACGATCGGGATCTCTTCCCAACGATCAATCCTCCATACCACTTTATCCTCGTATGAGACTACAGTGACTCCATCCCCTGTAGGCCCATTTGTTATTCCAGTGTGGTATTGAATGGGAGTTCTGGGACTGGACAAAGAGCCCTCATCAATCTCCGATTCACCTGCTGTTTTCCATTCCCCAGCTGCAACATCTACACGATCATACATATATTGAATTCTAGTGAAGGTATTCCAATCAAAAGGCTCCCACGCCCCAAAATGCCAATCTCCAGCTTCGTCGTCATCATAAAAACAACCCCTCCAACGAAGCTGCCCTCCATTGTTCTCAATCTCTACATAAGCAACCTTATCACTATTGGCATCCTTTAGAATCATTGTTTCAAAGCTACTTCCATCGGGCAAGCCGCCTGTAGGAATCAATTGCCACTTGTGGCAATAACTCAAATTGGCAGCATTCTTCTCTTGATAAGTGTAATCATCTCCCTCGCCATTAGTATAGCCAAA